CAATACTCCATAACAAATTAACAACGGACAAGAAACATTATACTACGAACAATCGCAAAAGTAAACCAGGCAAGAATTACAGGCTATGCAGCGGGAATCGCTGCCGCAAGAATGCGAGTGCTTCTTGCTTGCTGCCAAACTTACCTGAGATCGGAGTCTGATGCCGACCTCGGACAATGTACCAACCACCTAACAACTTGTTGAATACAATCTTCATTACTTCACCACCAGAGCAGCGTCGCGCGCTTTCTTGGCGTCCATCACTCTTCGGAGAAAATTGGTCTCAGGAATCAGGTCAAGACGGTCAGGCTCAACGAGCGTCATCTCATCCTCATGAATCCAAGCCAGCGTGTTATCTTCATTCAAGAGATACACATTGAAATTTTTTTGCGCGACTCGACCATGGTCGTGACTCTCCTCGGCACAAGAACTGAGAACAATTGCATTGCCTCTGTTGCGCCGCGAACCAAGTCCGTCGATGACCACCAAATCACCATGAAAAAACTTCTGGTAAATCGGTTTGAGTTTCTTCACTTTCTTACTCATTAGTCCATCCTCGAGCCAGCGTAGGCTCTTTAGAGCCGCTCGCTGGGATGGGGATTCCCGCTGCCATCGTAGAAGTCGTTGTAATCAGGGTTGCAGTTCGCGGCGTCGTTCATGTCGCGACTGACAAGCCACTCGCGGAGACGAGTCCATCGCGCCTTCTTCCCATCGGTCAGACTCTTGCGAGCCAGAACCGCATCCACCCGAACAAGCGCATCAGTAGCACTGACCTCGCAAGCCACAACCAGAGCCTTGATGTCGCTGGCACTCGCCAACGCAAGAGGATTCGTGGTAGTCATTAGGCGAGACCTCGCTCAGCGTTCATCGCAGCAACCTGCGCAGCCGTCCACACAACACCCTTCGTCGACTTCCTCGTCGCCTTCTGAGCGCGAGCAAACTCACGCTGCTTCAGAGCCTCGAGCCGCGCCTCAGCCTTCGCGATCCGCGCAGCCACACGCTCCGCACGCTTCGCGTCGCGAGCAACCTTCGTCGCTGCACGAGCATCTTCCTTCACGACGCGATTAATCTGCGTTTCGCGACGGATCGCACCGCGCATCTCCTTGATGTATCGGCGCGACACCTTATTCTCTTCAAGTGCACGCTTGATAAGAGCGACGCGATCCTTAACAGTCGCGATCTCGGCGTCGCGCTTCGCCTTCATTTCGTTTAGAGTCAACATATATCTTTCTTCCTATTTCGCGGCGAGAACCATTTCTCACCCTATACAACCATTATACTATTGCACCCAAGAATTGTAAACCAGTAAAACTCTAATGAAATCAATGACTTACCCGAAGTCTAATAAAATCAATGACTTGCGCAATAGTAGCCCAAACAGGAAACTGTAATGAAATCAATGACTTGCGTGTGCTCCTGCAGGCTCCTGTGGAGTCCTTGGAGGGGCGACTTAAATGGGGGATATTAGGGTCGCCCCCAGAACGGGGGACGCCAATAGAGAGTCTGGTGAAGAATTGGTAGCGGGGGGTGGCTCTGCCCCACCGACATCAGGATTATGAGTCCCGCACTCTGCTAACTGAGTTACCCCGCAATTTCAATTCTATCTCTATTTAGGTTTCTGTTCTTCTTTCTTCTTTCCGAAGATGCGCTCCCAGCTATCATCAAACTGTTTGCGCGGAACACTCAATGGTCTAGGCTTGCTTCCTTTGCCGCCAGTACTCATGATACATTTCTCCAAACACGACTGTTCTTTGGAATGCTTGCCTTTAGATATTCCATTTGATCAGCAAGCACTCTACGATTCTTCAGCAAGATTCTTTCATGAACAGTCGGCGCATAAGGAACATAGAGAAGATGCATCTTGGCTTCTTCTGGAGTCTTCCATCCCTTACGGTGATTACATGTACGGCATGCTGTTACGCAATTAGTCCAGTGATTGCTACCACCACGCGACTTCGGATGAACATGGTCAATCGTCAATTGACTCGTGCTGAATTCATTTCCACAATATGCACATAGATGCTGGTCTCGAGCATACAATGTCATGCGATCGGCGAACACTGTTTGTGTGTTGTAGAATTTATCACCAAGCAATGGACCACTCACACCAATGATGCAAGAGATGTCAATGCGTGACTGTTCACCATGCTCATTGTGTCCACCAAGCATGGTTTTCATCTTCTCGCCCAATTCCCAGATAACCTTCTTCTTGGCATAATAACATGTTGCCATTTCGAAGTTTACCCAGTCTTTAGGCATACCACCTTTGTCTACAACTAACACTAACGACATATTCTCCTCTACATTATATATGGTGCCTTCGGACAGATTCGAACTGTCACTGATTAGTTCCTAAGACTAACGCCTCTGCCAGTTGGGCTACGAAGGCAAAATTTGGCGGAAGCGGAAGGATTCGAACCTTCGTGACCCGTTAAGATCTGCTTGTTTTCAAGACAAGTGCAATCATCCACTCTGCCACGCTTCCTAATTGTTTAGTTTATTATATTCCTTCCTGACGAACGAGTCAAGTGCATCTACAATCTTTCTAATTCTATATATTTGATTACCACCAGTTGATTCCAAAGTTTCTGCTTTTAAAGCATGCAGCATCATCTCAAGATCGTATCCTGAGATTTCTTTTGCTCTAATTTTTACTAATAGATTTCTGTATGCTTTTGCCTGTGGATATACTTGTGAGTTGTATGAGAAGCCAGATGCTGATGCACCTTTGTTTTCCAACGCATCACATAGCATATCTACATGTGGTTGAAGATCTTCGAATTTAAATTTTTTCGGAGCATCGCTCATACTTCAGATTTAACTGGACCCCACTTTCCAACAGGGCACTTTGTATTTGCCCATTGTGTTTTAAGTTTAAGAATACAGCCACACTTTCTGCAAACACTGAGTTTGTTGTGTTCGCAGGTTGCGCAGATATTCATTCGTTCCTGTTGAATCTCTGGTGTTGTTCTTAAATTGTCAAACATAACACTTCTCTAAATTGGAGCGGGATGAGAGAATCGAACTCTCGACCGAAGATTGGAAATCTGCTGTTTTACCATTAAACTAATCCCGCATTCTGGTGCGACTGGTCGGACTCGAACCGACATTCCTAACGGAGGCAGATTTTAAGTCTGCTGCGGATACCGATTTCGCCACAGTCGCAAAAATTACTTCAACGACTCCATAATGTCATTGTATACTTGATCTTGCTTGTCATGTACAAGTTCCCAAATATTCTCAGACCAAAGTTCATTATAAACTTCACTCTGTTCTTCTTGATCAAGTTCCTTGAGCGACGGAACCATCTGCTCCATCATCTCTGTGATTTCGCCGTCTTCACCCCACTCACATCCATCAATCATTCCATCTTTGTTGTAAACATATACACCAAAGAAGTTTGGCATTTCGTCTTCATACATGACGGACGCGATGAAGTCGGGGTCAACAGAAACAATCTGCTCAAAGAGCCACTCTAATCCTGCTTGCGGAAAACTCCAAGCAGAAACTGTATTGAAATAATCTTCACCACGATCTTCGAAGTAACACCACTTCGGTCCAATGTTTTCTAAATTCCAGTCATACTTATCTGTAATTTCTGGATCAAGACCGAAGATGTCACTGAACCACTCATAAATGACTGCTTTGTCAGATCCAGTTCGAACGCGCGAGTATAGTTCTTGCAACTTTGCTTTGCCAGCATCGTTGAGTTTCTCAAAACGAACATGAGTGTTTACATGATTTGCCATAATATATCCTCAATAAAATGGTCGGACAGAGAGGATTCGAACCTCCGACCCTCTGCTCCCAAAGCAGATGCACTACCAGGCTGTGCTACTGTCCGATTGTTTATATATTATACTATATCTAGTCACAAAAGTAAAGTGGTGGGACCACTTGGACTTGAACCAAGAATCAACAAATTATGAGTTTGCTGCATTAACCAATTATGCTATAGTCCCAAGAGTGGTCCTTGTCCTGGGTAACGATCCCAGCCGTGAACGGTAATCTGCCGCTAAAGAGTTTATAAATCTCTCCTGCACCCTGTGCTGACAAGGATATTGTTCAATAAAAATGGCACGCTCGGCAGGATTCGAACCTGCGACCCCAAACTTAGAAGGTTTGTGTTCTATCCCCTGAACTACGAGCGCAAAATGGCGGAAGGCAGTGTACTCGAAACACATTCCTGTTTAGGAACATTTTGTTTAGCAAACAAATGTGAACCCTGTTCACTTTACCTTCCAATATGGCGACTCGGATGGGACTTGAACCCACGACCTCATGCGTGACAGGCATGTGAACTAACCAACTGTTCTACCGAGCCAAAATGGAGCAGGATATCGGATTCGAACCGATGGCATTCTCGTTGGCAACGAGACATTCTACCACTGAATTAATCCTGCGAAATGGTGGATCCAAAAGGTAACGCTCCTTTGTCTTTCGATTATCAGTCGAATGTACTTCTTTTGTACTATGGATCCGAAATGTGGCACCCCATGAAGGACTTGAACCTCCGACCTCGATGTCCGTAGCATCGCGTTCTAATCCACTGAACTAATGAGGCGTAATAAATCCCAGTCGATCCACCCTGGATCTTCTCTCGCTTCTGGGTGCAGCGCTACCGATTAACGATGGTAGAACCGTCGCGATTGGTGCCAAGTGTTGGTATCGCGCCAACCTATCAAGTTCTTCAGACTTGCGCTAATCTATCTCAGCTAACTTGGCGAATTCTTTTACAGGGCAGACCTTTGTTACCTGTCTATGTGCGTACGACACCAACTGCGTTGTTAAGTTATCGCAATGTGGAAGGGTAATTACTCCTATTCATTGCTTTTTACAAATTGGAGTGACAGACTGGACTCGAACCAGCATGAAGAAGTTTTGCAGACTTCTGCCTGACCTTTCAGCCACCGTCACATGTTAAAATGGTAGAAACAGTGAGACTCGAACTCACGATAAACACCGTATGAAGGTGGCGCATTAGCCGCTATGCTATGTTTCTATATTGGGGTGATGACTGGGACTCGAACCCAGATATACCAGGATCACAACCTGGGGACTTACCATTAGTCAACCATCACATAATTGGTGGACTGTGTGGGTAACACTACCACAGTGGCTAGTTTGTTTCTTACAGCCCATTCTATCTTGTTATAGGGACTACCAACCTTCACTGTCTAACTCAGCCCAAAGAATGGCGGCATTCACTTTCGTCTTCCGTGCAGAACCAAGCGCACGGACCTGGCTGAATGCCTAATTGGTGTGACAGGGTAGGAGTCGAACCTACATAACCATAGACCTGCGCAGGTCATTTTGGTGCCAGGCTCACTGACTGGCGTGACTCTCCAAGAGTTTATTCGACATAACTCTATTCTTCACCGCCTGCACATTGTACAAACATCACATAATTGGTGGACAGGGCTAGATTCGAACTAGCGTAACCCATTGGGTGATTGATTTACAGTCAATTGGATTTAACCACTCTCCCACCTGTCCAAAAATGGCTGAGGGACCTGGACTCGAACCAGGACTCTCTGGGTCAAAGCCAGATGATCTGCCATTAATCTATCCCTCAAAAAAGATTTGCTGCTTGCACTCTATGCTATCGACTCAACTGCTTTACAATTGATTACAGTTTATTGTGATAGTTACATAACGCTCGATCTAGCCTCTGGGCTTACAAGCAACAAAATTGGTACTCGGTGACGGGTTCGAACCGCCGACATTCTGGATGTAAACCAGACACTCTACCAACTGAGTTAACCGAGCAAAATGGTGGACCGTGGGAGAATCGAACTCCCTTCTCTGCGATGCAAACGCAGCATAATACCCAGTATACTAACAGCCCAAAAATGGCTGGCGCGGGTGGGATCGAACCACCGACAGGCTGATTAACAGTCAGCTGATCTACCGCTGATCTACGCGCCAAAATAGCTGCGGTGTAAGTAACCACCGCTCCTGCTCTTTTCTTTAGGTAGAGTCACACACCGTATCCCATTATTAAGTGCGGGAGTTCTCACACTATGCATTAGGAAATGGCATCCCGCCACAGAATCGAACTGCGACCAAGAGTTTTGGAGACTCGTATGCTACCACTACACCAGCGGGAAACAATCACAAAATGGTAGGAGTAGAGGGAATCGAACCCTCGTCGAAGGATTAAAAGTCCTATGCTAGACCTTCCAGCTATACTCCCAAAAAACATAACAAAAATTGGTGGGTCTAACAGGATTCGAACCTGTATCAAACTGGGTAAGAGCCAGATATAATTGCCATTATACGATAGACCCGAAATTGGCGTTCCCTACGAGATTCGAACTCGTGTACTCACCGTGAAAGGGTGACATCCTGACCGCTAGATGAAGGGAACATAAAAACCATATTGAAACACACTAGAAGTAATATTAACGACCTTTACTTTTATCACTGGGACGGTCAAGCAGGGTCTAATGTGCTTCAATATGGTGCCTCCACTCGGAATCGAACTGAGTTCTCAGGCTTACAAAACCCGTGCATCACCATTTATGCTTTGAAGGCGAATCTTGACATCTGCCCCAACTCCCGCAGATATCGGTGGCTTCCCACGCAAGAATATGCGCTTCGAAACCTTACCCAGAAACCTAATTTTTAAAACAGCAAGAGCAATCGCAGCGGACGCTCTATCTATCAACTCAATACAGTCATTATACCGCTACAAGAGTCGAAAGTAAAACATAAAAAACTTTAATAAAATCAATAACTTACGAAGTCCCTCACAAAAGGTCGCTGTTTTCAAGTGCGAGAGGGAAACTCATAGGCACTTTAAGACTTCAAGTCCTACCTCAAGAAAATGAGGGCGTCGCGAATCACGCTAGAAATTGCTGTACTTATAGTGTATTATATAGTACAATTCAAACAAAATCAAACAAAATTAATCATTTTCTTTAGTGAAAGAATTTTCATTGATGTAAGAGATAAAACCCCGAACTTGCCAAACGACAAGAGCAGCACATACCCAACCCGTCACTGTTCCACGCTCTATGACTGCAAAAACTGCTGACCAAACAAGAATGAAAACATCAATTAAAAAAAGAACCATCACACATACTCCGTGACCTTGTCCAGACGCTTCATGGGGAAAGCACACTTGCTTTCATTGCGCATCTGCCTTTGATATTCTATCGTGCAATCAAAACAAATGTCAAGAGTCTTAGTATTCTTGACTTCTTGCAGTTCTTGTTGATAGACTTCCCACTGAAAGTCTGTGAAGCATTTTGGTTGCTCGAGAATCATCATGTTTGATAGAATCCCGTATTATGACGAAGCGGATTCTCTTTTTCGTGTTTTTTGGCTCTATCTGCAAGATCTTTCTCAATCATATCTTGCAATTCTTCGTCTGACATTTGATCAAAACTTTTCGCATGTTCGCGCACCATCTGTTCAAATTGACGAAACAGTTTATCAAATCTCAGTTCATAGAGTTCACGCATACCAATCAGTGCATTAGCAATCTGGTCGTGAGACATATCATTCTCAAGGGCACCTTCTGCAAGATCCTTTAGATCCGTCGTGACATTCCAGCAAGACATAATCTGCTGCTCGAAATCAAACCGATTGAAAGGAACTGCAAACTTTTCAGGTATATCAATTGTTGTCATTTGTCTTCACCTCTTCAAAATCAAACCACTCACAAATTTCATTTAACACAGCCTGTTCAATTGCATCGCGAATTGCTTCAGGGTCTGGAGTTACAGCATGCTTATGCGCACGATTCCAGCCCAGCATCACACCAGTCTCAACACACTGTGTAATTAGATTATACTCTTTTGCTTTCATTTGCTCCCCCTCGCACGGATTTTGGTGGCGCACCGCTGCGCGATGCCTTCGATGCTAGCCTCCGCGTCGCAGATTTCCGCACACGCCTCCCGCTCGGCTGCTGCGACGAGGGCGGCGAAGCGTTCAAGTTCGTCGTAAATCGAGTCATCGCAAAATCCAAAAAAAACACCGCCTGTTTTCTTTATGCATTCTTCGGCGGTCAGGGTAAAAAATCCCGCTTCCTTCGCCATCCTAATGATGTCCTCGCGTGTCATTTGCTCCCCCTCGCACGGATGGCAGCGGCGCAGTTTTCGTCCTCGTCGCGCCGAATGTCATCTCTCTGCCAATAGCCAACTCTTTCTTCACACACCCGCGCACACGCCTCCCGCTCGGCTGCTGCGACGAGGGCGGCGAACTTCTCATTCCACAACGGAAGAAATTCGTCGACTCGTTCCGTCCAATCTGGTGGGAAATTCTGGTCACACCAAGCATCAGTTGCAGTCACAAGTTCTTCGATTCTATTGCTCATTCAACCAACTCCAAAACAAATTCACCATCTTTCACGGTGACATTCACAAACTTACCACCACTTGAGCGAGTGTAGTCGCGACCACCATCGATAAAATGTCCACCCTTCTGAACGAAGTCATGGCGATAACGACTGACAATCACTTCACCGTTATCAGTCAGAATGCCAACAATTGTCTCGCTGAAGGCAAACTTTGCATCTGTGATATACGGTCTACCATCTCTTTTATTGAGAAACAATCCGAAGTAATGGGAGTGACCCTTCGACAAATCAGGATTTGGCTGATAGAATACATCGACTGGAGTTTCGTTCCATTGACCATCTGGCTTTTTGGTCACCCAGTACCCCATATACTTGGCACCGTAATGTGCCTCGGCGCGAGCGATACCGCTCTTGGTCAGATGATAACCTTCTTCGGGAGTCTTGATAAACATTTTACTCATACTTCTATTATACTATAGCAAGAGTTAGAAGTCAAGGGTTATTCTTGGCATCAATGTTAGCCGTGTGTAAACCTAAACCCAAATTGATTTAACACAAGTTCACCATCTTGATATCCAGCCTCTTTGGCATGTTCATCGCAGAGAGTGCGAATCCATCCACCGTTTCGAAGTTTACCAGACGAGCCACAGACTTCACAGGTCACAGCACTCATCGATTCTGCCATGCTTTCTACACCACGACAATAATCATCACCGCCAAAATAGTAGAAACGCAGTGTTCCAAACTTCTCTTTGATCTGAGTGGCAATAACTTGAGGACACGCTTCGGGAACTCTTTTACACTGCGGTTCAATATCTTCAAGAGCCTCTGCAGCCTTCTTTATGCCATAATCACTTGGCTCTTTTACATTTTCGCCATATGTAAAGTATATTTGCAGAGGGCGAACATCGCCTCTCACTGCACGATGCAAAGCACGATTGTAACGCAATGCTGTTGCTCTTTGGTCTCGACTTTGATCGATGTGCCATTGAATAATGGAACATGCCTTATCAAGGATGTCATACCAACCATCGCCACATTCAAATCCCCAACACATGGCTGTATCGCGCATGTTGCCATTGCGATCCCGAAAGATCTTCGGATACTTCTTACACAGTGCTTCGTCTAGTTCTTTACGCATTGTTATCTCCCTTAATCGGAACTATAGAATTATGAATTTCCATGTAACCGCAATCCATACCTGCGCCATACATGTCTGGACCAAATCCAAACACATTATAAAGAATATATCGATATGAACCTTGGTCAATGATTTCGCCTTGATAAATTCGTTTGCATACAGCATAGAATGCATCTTGGCGTTCTTTCTCAGTCAAACCATTCCACCAAGCATCGTTCTCAACTTCGTACTGCTCTTTGCGCTTTTCCATCTCTTGACCGAGTTCAGTCAATGTGGCTAGAGCCTTTGTGACTTTTTCATTAGTCATTTTTCAATCCCCAATTGACATTCAGCCAGTCAGTATCTTCTGGCATCATTTGTATATTCTCTTCTCCGAGTGTTTTTTGCCATTCAGTGTACTTGCTGAAAGTCAATGTGCTCAATCGATATGAATTTTTATGGCAACGATAGACGCTGCCGCTCTCACCATGGACAAGCCAGTGACTTCCATCATCTTCAAATTTGGTGATGCCACTGTTCAATCTCCAAGCATCAGCTTGAGCATATCCACCGACCCATCCAGACAGCAAACGATAGAAAATCTCATTATCATCTTTAATGCTGACAATGCGAAGAACAACCCAACAGTCTGGTGTGTACTCCATCACTCAACTCCAAAATGTTCTTTGATCACAATTCCGCAATGTTCACCAAAAGCCATGTCGTGCCCTTTGCTCTCGCTAAAACAAATTTGGGCACATTCCTTAACAATCAACTCGGCGAACTTTTCAATATCTTCTTCAGTCCAGTGTCTTTCGCACTGGACAGACTTAGCAAGTTCTTTGATTCTATTGTTCATTTTCTATCCAATCCATTCCAACATTTAATCAACTGGTCTTGTGCGTTACGCAGGTGCCAGAAATCAGCATTGAGGGATAGTTCCATTCCACAATGTTCATCCTTGTCTTTAGTACATTCTATATAAAGTGTTTGCCAGTCTTTACCGTAACACTCGGTAGTACCACTAGCATCTAAACGAGCAGATGAGCCACACATTGGACAAGGTAGAATTTCTTCGTTCATCACACCACCCAATAAGTTTGTTCAGTCTCGCGAACCCAAAAGACAATGTTGAATGCTTCTGCATCCCACTTCGAGTTCGGTGCATGTTCTGCAAGAACCTGTGCAGTTGTTTGCAGTCCACCCAAATACGATTCACCGAAAGAAGCAAGACGCTTTTGATAATCATCTTGCTCATCATCGAACCAACCAAACTCTGCTTGAAACGCATCACAGTGATCGCAAGATCCAAACGAACCTTGTACCCAACCACGCTCACCCTTGTATTCAACAAGCGCAACCCATGAGCCTTGCCAGTCACCAAACTCCTGAAACGCAATCACCTTTGCGCCAGCAGCAACCAATGCATCTTGATATGACATAAATTACTCACCAAAATTCTGTTTCAATCCGCAATGCGGACAATATAATTCCTTCGGCTTCCAATCATCACTGCTTGCGATGCTCCACCAATTACGGCAAGAGTCGCAAACGAAATGCCAGATTGTCTCTTTAGAGATGCTCACTTCCCAGTCCCACCGCAAGCATAGCAAACATACAGGCAACCAGTACCCTCTTCGACACCGTGGTCACCAAACCCACCGCAACTTTCGCAGTAGTCAGGTGCCTCTTCAACAGAGAGCCACTGACTGTACTCGGCATACTCGGCATTGTAGTTCATTTTCTATTATCTCGGTCAAGAATAAACTCTACAACCTTTATCTGATATGCAAACCGAATCGGTTCGTGTTTCGGATTAGCAATGTCATCTCCGAATATTGCTATTGCTTTATCTGTAACCAACCTCGCGAAATTGTTTTTTACAGACTCTGGGCTGTATATTTCTTCAGTCACTTCTTACTCACCGCACCCACATGCTTACAGTCACGGCGAAACTCGAAACCCTTACACGAGCAATTGAATTTGCCATTGACTCGAGTCACAAGATATACCTTTTCCTTCGACTTCACCTTCCATGCTTTTGTCTCGGTAGAAACCTGACTTGCGCCACCGACGATATACTCAATCTTGATAACATGCTGTGACTTTGCATTGTACTCACTCACAGGATGGTCAGGTGCGCCTGTCTCAACTGCGAAATAAAACGGATCGTTGAAGATGGACTTTACAACAAGACCTTCGCGTGTCATCGTGACATAATTGTCATACTCACCACGATAAGCATAAGTGTTCGGATACATTGTAGTTACACGAACACGCGAGCCAACATTAGGAACTGCAACTGGCATATTAAGCACCTGTCCATCGATGATTGTTATAAGAACTCACCTCAAGCACATTACCACGCGCAAAGTTCTTCGCGGGAGCAGCCCAAGAAGCAGCCTTCAGAATGTCACCAAACTGAAACTTGCCATGCGGCTGAATGCAGATGAAACTGTGGACCGAACGCGAACCCCATGAAGACATCACAACCTTGATAAACTTGCGCCCACGCTCAAACCACACATCATACTTACCATCGATGGCACCAAACTGTCCCGCAGTGGCGCTGCTCACAAGATCCTTGTTCCAACGATTGTAATCTTTGATCAAATGATCAGCGTACATCGTGAGCGCAATATCCAAATCATGTTCAGGCATCATATTAGTACCCCACATAAACAGAGCCAGAGAGATAACCATACCGCACACCGAGATGATACTCGAGATATTCGACATCGCCATTGGTGTCATACTTGGCATGGAGATGCCGAATTGCATCCTCACGGCGGATACGGTACTTTGAGCACATGGTCGCGATTTCCTTCTCGAGCCGAGCCTCAGCATCAATCTGCCTGTGACGCTCTTCAAGGGCACTCATTCGCACCCACTCGAGTAGATTATCCCAGATAACTTGCTTGCCATCGTCGGTAGCAGTATCCCATTGATACCAAAAGGAATCTCCTGGGCGCATATTGTATGCATCCTTGTAGATGTCCGAGACGATATCTTGGTCGAATGTGTATTGCTTTTCCATACAACTATTATCGTATAAACCGATAAAAAGGTAAAGAGAAAAAACTCTAATGGAATCAATAACTTGCGTGTGCCCCTGAAACCTCCTGCAATCGGTTTGCAGCGGTCCTCTACAGGTGGATAGGTTGGGTTGGGGTCAGCCTGGAAACGGCTGCAATGAGTCCGTTATCGGGGGTCGTTGTCAAACTCATCGAACAGGTCTTCTTCGTCTTCCATTTCTGCATCATCTTGCACTTTGTTGGGGTTGAACCGCCAACGAGACTCATCCTTAAGACGACGCTGCTTTAGACCTTCAGTATCGCGATTGTAGTTCTTGTTCTCACGATACTCATACTTCTTCTTGCTAGACATATTACTTACTCAAACGCTCCTCTTTTAATTTCGCACAAAAGATTCTATACAAACCCCACTCGCGCCCATAGGCTTCGATTTCCCATGGACAATCAAAATACTTTTCTTCGTCCATGTAATGTGAGGCATCAAAGAACAATCCCTTGAATCGGACATCACCGCTCTTATAGTCAAACAACTCATTGTTGAGATATTGCTTGACGTGAGTCAGTTCATGTCCAAGATCAATGAGAATATTCTTCAATCTTGTTTGTGGCTTCTTGCCCAATTTATTAATGCGTTTGTAATTGAGAACAACAGTAAACTTCTTGTTGCCTTCTTCGTCTAGACCGTCGTGAGTAACCCACGCTTTGTATGTCTTTAAGTCAAGAAGATCCGCAGCAGTTTTCATCTCATCTTCGCCAAGAACTTTGATGTTGATTTTTGCTCTTTTTTGAACCGATGGGCGGACCATACGATTTAGAACAAATCTAGAATACTTCCGAATCATGGCAGAATCGGACTTCTTGAGATAATTGCTAGTGACTGCAACCATTTTACTCCACTCGCAGTAGGATTGTATCCTTATTGATTCGACCGTTCAGTTCCACAGGCTTGGAATTAATCTCGCCCATCACCTTACGCAATACAACCTTACCACCATCCAAGACTCGGGACAGAACATCCTTCGGCTTGCGGAGAGTTTTGCTCACCGACTCACCATATTTATAGTTCTGAATGGCTGAACCCTTTACATCCAGACCCGCTGCATCGGCGGCTACATAGACGCCCAATCGCCGAGTCTTGGTATTATAAATCCACAACTTCTCGGCTCCGATAATCTTCACAGGATCGATCGAAACCAACTTGTTATCGATATCGTCCTTCTTGAACTTGAGATTTTTAATCTTCTTCTCAAAGGAGATTGGCTTCTTCTTGCGCGGCTTACGAGCAGCACTCTTGTTAGATGCCAACTTCTCAGCATCGGTCGCAATCAGACCAAAGAACTTCGCGCCCTCGATCATCTCTTTGCGAGGACGAGGATACGATTCTTTCACATACTCATCCTTGGACTCAATAATCTCAATCCAGTCAGCAGTACGCTTCTTGAAGTATTCTGCAATCTTCGAAGCATGCATTGGCTTGACTTCGTTCTCAATCATCCATGTGTAGGGAACAAATCCCACCCCAGATTGTCTGTGCCAGACTTCGTCGAACTTGGCTTCGAGTTCCATGACGAAGAAGTCGACTTTGGACTGGACTCGCTCTTGGATTGAGACGACGTTGCTGGTATTGACGACTGGGACTCCAAGATTCTTTTCAGTGACAATCTTGTCCAGGCGACCTCGAAATACATCCATGCGCTCCTTAAAATTGTTGAAAGTGGTATCAGGAACCCATGCGCCACGACTGAGGCATCGCGCCACCCATCCGTCGACGATGTTCCAGGAATCGTTGAGATAATCTGCTGCTTGCTTTTGCAGCGGAGTGATCTCATTGTTCTTGACAAGATACTCAATCAGATACTTGCGAGCATCTTTGTTGTTCTTGTTATCGGTGTACCACTGAAATGCGCGAACCAATTCAAATTGGCTGCAAGGCTCAGTGCGCTTTTCCCAGGTGGGTTCGGGAACAACCTTTGGTATGTACTTTGCCATATAAACTATTATACCTTTACAAATTTAATTTGTCAACAGCAATAATTAGGATTGCTTGCTCACGGCTTGACCTACTTCGATGCCCACGCCATAAACCTGCGCCAGACCCAAGCCAACACCCGTTCAAGTACGCTCACGGCTTCACCTCCTTAATCGCGTCGATGGCATATTCGGCATATTCGGCATTGTAGTTCATTGCTCAAACCTCATGTTCCACTCTTTCATTCTCTGCCAATGCGGAGAAGTCGATTTCCTTCCCTTCGGAGTTTCGCAAACATACCCAGCATCACTACCGCACTTGGGGCATTTCACATGGCGTGTGGCGTCGGTATAACGCCATCCTGTGAGTTGACCGCCAATCGTGTGGCGTGGCGTTGAATCGTATTGCGTCCAACCCATATGGGGATGGCGATTCATCACTTTATTAACCCATAACGATGCTTGATGTCTCTAATGACCTCAGCCAAGATTTCTTCTTTCGCTTCGCATCGGATATAGTATTCTTCTTCTTGGTAGTGTTGCGGTTTAGCGTAGTATCCGCGCTCATACTCCAAATCTGATAACACCTCCTCAAAACAATCTGGAAAATCGCAATCAGGCTCTCCGATTCTGCGACACTCCGAGCACGGCTCACCCTCATCAAGTGCACGCCTGACCGTATCCGAAACGGTCAGCGACTCGCTGTTTTTTTCGCGCTTCGCTGCTTGTGTGCGGCGACGAGACTGCAACGCCGCAAATGCTGCTGCTCCCATGTAGTGAACGCTCACGGCTTCACCTCCGTCGCCTTCGACTTCTTCAAATTCTCATCGCGCTCTTTCTTGGCTCGGAGAGACTTGGAGATTCTGTGATTCTCAGGCAGCAAGTCAAGACGGTCAATCTCGACGAGTTCAAGACACTCCTCAGGATACCAAGAAGAATCATTCTTTCGTTCGATGATATGAAGAATATACTCTTTGTGGGCACCCACGGTCGCGCCGCCCTGGTCAGCATCTGAGCCAATAACAATCGCCAGACCACTAGAAAAATGACTCATCCACGGAGGGAGATTTGAAATCATCACCAAGTCACCTTGGAAAAACTTTTGAACCTTCACATTCTTGCTCTTCATCACTCTTCTCCTCTAAAATTAGGCAGCGTTGCGGAAGCAGGTCTGCTTCGCGAGTTTCTGCCAGTTCTTTTTGTCCATCTTATACAGACCAGAGATCTTGACAACCATACGCAGCGACAACTCACGCAGCCGCTCCATGTTGTTCTCGATAAACTCAAGAATCATCGTCTGCTCAGCAGCGTTGAAGCCACGGTCACGCAGCATGCCACCACGGACAACCTGTCGAATGCGAACGATATAATCCATCTTCGTCTTCATCGCAAGATCAAGATAGTGCGACCGAGAAACGAGAGCCTGGAAGTGCGGAGCCAACTTGTTGCCCGACTCAATCATCGCATCGAAATCGTAGTTGGTGATGAAGATGATGCTACCCTGGAATTCAAACTTCTCGGGGATGCTCTCGCCTTCCTCATCTTCTTCCTTCTCGATGGACTTTGACAGCCAGTGAAGAACGCGACGCTCGGTCGAGTCACATGCACCCTTCAGAAGATTCATGCTCACATCATCGTAGAAAACCGAGTCCGAGTCGTCGAACACCAGAACAGAATTCGGATGGCGCGTTTCGTACAGCAACTTGTACAACGCAAGAGGACGCACATAACCCTTGATATAGGTCACGCTATGACCCTTCTGCTCAAGTTCAGTCAACTTGGCTTCGACCGTGAAGGACTTGCCGAGACCAGCAGGACCAGAAACGATGAGCGAGCGATTGATGCCCTTGCCTGTCGCCTCTGACATAATTGCGAGAGCCTCGAAACGGTCGGCGAGTTTGGATTCAATCTCGGCGACGGTCTCAACGCGAACAGGCTTTACAACCTGAGTCGCGAAATTGACAGCCTGACGCTTGCGCGTCATACGGAAACCAGACTTGGGAACGCCACGAGGCATCAGATATTCACCTTGTTATTCATCATAAGACTATTATCGGTTATTCTTGCTAAAAAGTAAATAAGAATAATTCTAATAAAATCAATAACTTACGCAAGTCCTTCCAGACCTCCTGCAATCCTATTGCAGCGGTCTAAAAAAAGGGGGACCCGAAGGTCCCCCAGGCAATTACTCCGTGATAATATCGGTCGTTTCGCCGCTACCGTCGTCGGTAATCTCTTCGACCCAGCGTGTTAGTTCGCTCTCGCGGTATAACTTGAGTGCCTTTTCGCGGCTCTTGGTCGTGAGAATTTGCTTATTCCCTCTGACTCGCGCTCCTGTAATTGGGTGGTTGACTATGGCGTTTTCGTATACTTCGTAATAGATTTTCATACTCAACCATTATAGTACAAAACCTATAATTTGTAAACACAAAAAACTCTAATAAAATCAATGACTTGTGCAAACTATTGATTTTTATAGATATATTCTACAAATTGGCTCGCCGACTTTTTCCAGTTCTTATCTTTTACGCTCAGATGAGTTGAGCCGCGATCAACTTCGAGGGCGAAACAAACAGCAGTAGACAAATCTACATCAACGAACCCATTCACACCATTTTGAATTTGATCAATTGGTCCTGTTACTGGGTAAGCAGCTACTGGTGTTCCGCATGCCATCGCTTCAAGAATCACGATTCCATAAGTGTCTACTCTACTTGGAAATACAAACACATCTGCGAGTTGATAACATCTTGCCAACTCTTCACCGAATTTATATCCAAGAAATCGAATGTGTGGATATTTCTTTTGCAATTTCTTTCTATATGGTCCATCACCGACGATAACTTTAATAACTTCTACCGATGGCGCAACGCAACTAGAAACATCTAATTCACAAAATGCATCTAGATTCTTTTCTTTACTCACACGCCCAGCGTATAATAGAACAACTCTGTTGTCCTTGTATTTGTCATTGAATCGAAAATGGAAGTCATATCCCTTATCAAGAACAACTGAGTTCCAATTTGAATTTTCTTTCGCGTTAGATTCAGAGGAACACATCACATACTTTGCGTTCTTATGAAACCAGTTGAAGTACCATTTAGTCCACGAAACTGGAACACCGAACATCTCATTAAAGAACTCTGGGAACTTCGTATGGTAAGAAGTCGTATACTGTATTCCAAGTTTCTCAAGAACTCGTTTGGCTTGTAGACCAAGAATGCCTTCCGTGGCAATGTGGTACTTTGTGTCATATCCTAGCATATGCCAATGCTCATCTCGCGTTTCAATTATTTTAAACATCTTCTTGTAACTGCAAAATGGAAGCGGCACTTCTTTATAGAATGGCACTTTGATATTGCTGAATAATCCTGGATGAATAACATCAACTGTTATTTCAGGAGGCAAATTTGCAATAATGTTCTTATAGGTGGTTACAACACCATTTACTTGCGGTTCCCAAGCATCTGTAATGAGAACTATTTTCGTCCGAGCCATTCTATAATCTCCCATGTTCCGTCATAATGTTCAACTAATGCTGTGCAGGATTCTACCCAGTCTCCATCGTTCATGTATTCAATGCCGTTGATTGTTTTAATCTCTGCTCTATGAACATGACCGCAGATTACGCCATCGGCTTTTTGCTTTTTGCAATAATCTGTAATTAGATCTTCGAAGTTGTTTACATACGAAACCGCTTCTTTCGTTTTGTTCTTAAGATACTGGCTTAAACTCCAATGTGGCATGTTAAACCAGTTACGAACTTTACTTACAAGGACATTTAATTTTAACAAAACATTATACAGCATGTCGCCAAGATGGTATAGCCACTGAAGTTTGGTTCTTAATACACCATCGAATAGATCGCCATGAATCACCATATAGGTTTTGCCATTGACACCCTCATGGCGGCATTGATTCACAAGATCGATGTTGCCAAAATGAATGTCGAATGGCAATAGATCGCGAAATGCATCGTCGTGATTGCCAACAACATAGGTGACTTTGGTATTGTTCTTTGCGGCTTTGAGAATTTTACGAATCACATCAGTGTGTGATTGCAGCCAATAGAATTTTCTTTTTAACCGCCAGCCGTCGATAATATCGCCGACGAGATATAGATTTTCGCTTGAGTTATTTTTCAAAAAATCGCATAGCAAATCGGCTTTACATCCCCGAGATCCTAGATGGACATCGGAAATAAAGATTGATTTGAATTGCATTGGAGACTCCCAGAACTGGAGTCAGTATATAGCGCAAAAATATTACGATTAGATTAAAATTCGGTTCATCTTCCCCCCACTGCGCAATGGGTGCTAGATTGTACTTTTCTAGCGGGATCCTATAAAACTCAGCGCCGTGCGCATGACCTCTACACCGAAAGGTTGAGGCGAGTGTTGTTATTTAGTAAATTATCCCATTGAAACTGACTTGACATTGTTAACTTTAAACGAGCGCCATCCATTTGCGTCTAGATCCCACACAGACACATTATCATTACTAGATTGACGAGCAACGACTGTTCCATTAGTCTTTGGTGCATTAGGAATATGCTCGCTCAACAATGTACACTTCATGATGCGCTCTTCACCGTTGACCTTTGTGAAGGTCACAGTAACAATATTATTTCTCAACAACTCATTTAAATTTTCTTTGTCGAAAATCATACTTGCTTCACCAATTGTTTAATTGTATTGTTAGGAAATTGCCAATTTACAAGGATTGCTTTAAACATACTTTTAATTGTCTTTTTAGGTACTGACTTATCCTTGACCATCATACCATTATACCCTGCTTTCGCTTGATTGTCAATAAAAAACTTCACATCACCAATATATGCACACAAAATTTCAGCAGAGTTATGATCGTTTTCTTTATAAGTTAGGACATGATACTTGTAGCCCAATTCATCTGGCTCGGTGTATCTGTCTTTGTATGAGTATACCGTGGAGTCAACATTAGCAAAATTATTTTCTTGTGTGACATGCCATAATGCACCGTCACAAGAGTCGAATTCTACTGCCATTTTAGTTGCCTCATATCTTTAGTTGTTGCGTTTGCTTATCAAGCATATATTTCGCAATATACCAAGCGTCAACAATGTCCGTAGTTGGGGATCCAAGTTTCGTCGTAGGAGATATTATACTATGTAAATCTACAAGAGTATCCTTTACAAATACATCATACATCTTTTCTTTTGTAGCGTTGCCCTTTCCAGTTGCATATTTCTTGATAACAGTTGGTGGCACTGTAAAGAAACGGTATCCTTGTTTGTATAGCATGTATTTAAGGATGCCGCAATTTTCAGCAAGATTAAACACCCTACCTTTAGAGCCGAAAGAATAATCTTCAATGAGGATTACAACTTCTTCTCTATCAAAACCTGATAAAATGCCCAGAACCCAAGAAGCAATATTTTCGTATCGCTCTTGGTCTGTTAGATATTCTGGATGCTGGTCGCCAAGAATATTGTGAAATTTTCCTTGGACTGTTTTTCTATCGTTTAGAAAATAGAAAAAACTATTTGTAAATGTCTTATCGCGACTAATGCAAACGCAGGGAGAAGTTAGACTGTAATCAATTCCAACGACGATCATCTTCTTCGTCGTCTAAACGATTAATGATGTCATCTTGCTCGTCTAGATAATCCTCATCATTGTCATCATTAAAGTCTAATTCTTCGCTCTCGTTATCATAGAAATCGCCACAGAATGGGCAATGACTTGGTGAATAACTCACTTCATCATCGTCATATGATAAAGCAAATGAAGATCCACAATTATCGCATGTTAGTTTTAGATCAGGCATTGTTTTTAACCTCGTAATCGTATCTATCGTCATCAGAGAGAACCCACTTGGCTGTATTCTCTACAGACCACATTTGCGTTCCAAGTTTTCGTTCAATAAGATTTTGTCCAGGCTTCGTAACAAAGGACGGCTCAAATGCGCGGCAGCGATTGTTTGGCTGAATTGCAAAATTACCATCATCAAGTTTAATCACATGACCACATTTATGTTGCCCTGGGACTTCGCTAAACCCAAGATCTGCAATGTTCTTGTCTTCATGCGCCCAGTCTAGCGTAAACATATAAGTCCCTTCATTCCATTTCTTGTTTCTATCAATATACTTCATACGCTTATTGATCAAGAAATCGAACTGCGTAACTCCAATGTATGAACTGAAAGAATCCCACAGAACTAGATTATATAGCGACGCTTGCGGCGCAGGAGTCTTATGACAGAAAGCGTGTATCGGCATGCGAAACCAAAGCCCTTCGTCTTCCATGATGAAATGAAAAAGTGGGGCACGATGCGGTATCGACGCCACACCGAATATAAGGACTGGAAGATATGAGTCTTTCGCTTCATCGAACTCTGGTCTGTTCTGAAGAAAGTTAGTCCGCACATAACATTCTATGGGCGGTATGTTAGCGTTTATGTATGCCATAGGTTTATATAGCTCCGATGTTTTGTAACAACAAATTTGTATGTTGTTTAAACCTATTGTTGTTGGAGTACAATTTCCAGTTGTCATTAATCAACAATTCACCGATTAGATCTATCATTTCTTTTGGTGTGGAAAATTCGCGTATTAAATTATTAAAATAGTTTTTATTGGATCGTTCGCTAATAACACATTTGCTATTAGTTAATGCATAAAAAATTCTAGTTTGTTGTTGCCTAGATTCAGCGTCACTTGGGTTTAAATTTAATATAATCTTGCTTCTAGCAATATATTTATCTAAATTATCACCCCAAGCGTTATGGGCATAAACAAATGACGACTTCAAAACTGTATCGAAATGAGACATATATGAATTATAAAATGCGTCGTAAATAAAATTCATTCTTCTTGGAAACATAGTGCCATAAAATAAAACATCTATATCTGGATTAGTTGAATTTTTAATTTTTTCTAATGATTTAGAATATAAACACGGTTTATGTTTAGCATTAATACCATATTGCTTCAATATTTTAATATTATCTAGATCATAATCCCAAACTTCATCTGCTATTTTTAAATTGTCAACAATGGTTTCAATAAAATGCATATTTGACTCTATCAGTGGCTCTAATTGGTAGATTATTATTCTTTTATTTCCCACTAGTGGTTTAAATTCATCAATAGAATGTTTAAAATGTGAACCAACAATAATTGATGCATCATCAATATTTTTCGCGTAATTGTCATCTAGCATCTTGGCTATATCAGCCCAATGATCTCCATAAAAATTAGTCCATAGATATTTCATTTATACATCTCTTAATCAAAGAAGAAAAGATGGAACAATCTGGAATTTATTATCGATTGACCAAAATATTCATTAGCAGCATGTATACACTTTGCATCAAAAAGAACCAATCGATTAAATACATTTCCAGCCGTATCTACAAGTTCAAATTTAGATCTATCGTAGTATCCGCCATTAAATGCATATTCTGCTCCTACATCAGTTTCACATCTGGCACCAGTCGCTTTGTGCGCGAATAATGATGTTCCGCTTTGGTATGGTGCGCCAGGAGTTAAGTAAATCATTCCAGCCCAAGTTTGGTTGTCCCAGTGATACACTAACGCATCTTCTGGTGTGCAATACTGGAACACACCATTCATTCCATGCTCATCCCACACAGTAATCTTTTTACCAATAATCTCTTCAAACCTCTGACGCATCTGTGGCGTTTTGTACGACTGAGTTCTTTTACCCTTGTAGTATCGCAGATCCTCAGTGTATTCTAATTGCAAGGCAAAGTTTCTAACCAGTTCTGGGTCATCATAAAAGTCATCAACAATAAACATTCGCTTCGTGTTTTCTTTCTTTACAGCAAATACAGTTCCAAGATGAAGCGTTGTATACTGCGCAGTCAACTCACTTGCAATTTTATGCAAGTATTGCGGGTGTGTACCAGTGTCATGATAAAGGTTTTGATTAATGAGAAAGAAAAACTCTGGGAAAGGATTCTTCCGTTCTGGTTGCATCAGTTTTTCTGTGCATTGAACCATCCTTCGATAATCCATCAACTCCCAATATGTTTCGGCGAGATTAACAAGGTGGTCGTTTCTTGGTGGGGCAAACTGTTCTGATTCTTTGTAGAATTCAATTGCCTTGTAATGCTCGTCTAGAAACCTATATGCATTACCAATACTGTTCATAGCAAAGTAAGCCATTTCGTCAATATTTTTTGCTTTCTTCGTATTGCTATAATCGTGCGTATAGTCTAAGATTTGTTGAAAATAAAATATGCAGCGGCGAGCATATTCCTTCTGGTGAATGTCTTTTAGTGGGAAAAAGTTACCACGATAGCAATCTTCATACGACTTACCAATATACCAAAAATGATACAGGTCAGTCAACATTGTTCCTTCGCGAATTAATCGCTCTTCTAACTTTAACGCATCGCTAACATATTTCGTTGGAACGGTATAACTTTCTCCCTGCATCACACCGCCAATTAATCTAAACTTATATCCTAGATTTTTGCGTTCAAAGTTTTCACCAACACCTTCTATGTCTAGATAGATGGTCTCATGTGCTGGATCGTGATTGAAACGCCACGGTAACTTGGCGTTCCAGATCCATGCTCTGAAATAGATTAGAGGGTCAGCAATAGATGTTACATGAAATGCTTGAGTAGAATGATTGTCAAACGGCGACCAATCAAAGTCACTATCGACGATTAATGTCTCGTCGCAATCCATCTTCATAATCCAGTCACAGCCATGTTCTGTTTGGCGGCACTTCTGTAAGAGATGGTCACGATTCCAACCGAAGTTTACCCAGCCTTCTTCAACTTGGTAAACAAATCCTGGGATATTGTACTTTTCCTGCCATGCCTTTACAACTTCTGGTGTTCCATCCGTAGAACCATTATCCTGTAGAATCCAGTAATCGATATACGGAGCAACAGATTCTAGCATCTTCCCGATGTTCTGCGCTTCATTCTTGAACATCGAGATCATTACAATTTTAGTTTTCTTGTTCATATTTTTACTGGGTGTGGTCTACGCTTATCAGACTTAATGGCAACTAGCCAAGCATCTGTGATTGCAATATTATCGCTTCGTGGTTCCCACCAAAAGGTATCAAGTTTAAATTCCTGAAACCGAATCTTGTCGTTACGAATAAACATTGCCTTATCTTTTCTGGTGTAATACCAGAAGCAGTTCTCGTTCCAGTAACTCACATGCGTTGGGTCTTGAAATGCGCCGCGACCATCTGTTGAAGGCACCTGTATGAATACCCAACCATCATCAGCAAGAACACGGTAGATCTCAGCCATAATCTTGTGTTTATCGTTAAGATGCTCTATAATATGCGAAGCGTTGATTACACCAACGCTGTTATCTGGAAGCGGAATGCCATTATTAAGGTCAGCGGTAACATTACCATCTTCTAAATCAATATTGATATTGCATCCAGCCCGAGGATTAATTCCTCCGCCTAATTCTACAATATCCAACCCTCTGTCTTTCGCATCTTTACACGCAAGATCCCATGCATACTGCTTAAACAACTCTCTAGTTGTATCTTGAATTGCTTGATTTCTTTCTAACCAAGTATTGTTACCAGTAATCCTGTAAACATACAGGGGCTTATTGATATGATGCATCTTGGTGTTCAAGTATGTGCGAATAACCAATTCATGATCATCGCATATATCTAGATTTACATTATGACCACCAATGGACACATAAACACTTTTACGCCATGCTCGAACATGGTCAGGCGCATACCAGATATACGCCATGCTGTGGCTTGTTGGTGCAAAAGAATTCATTGAGTAATGTTCTTTGCCACGCCACATGACTTTTTTATAAGTCCACCCATAATGAGCATCGTATGGTGTAAATTCATTGTTTACATGATAGGTGATACTATCACTGTATACAAATCCAACAGTAGGATCTTGAAATGCTTTGTATAATTCTTCTAAGCAATCTGGTGTGAGCATATCATCATGATCGACCTCAACAAGAACATCACCTGTTCCTAGATGAAAGGCTTTGTTCTTATTGAAGCCGATTTTAGAATTGATCTCATCACTCACAACAATTTTAATGCGCTCATCAGACTTAATGGCAACTAGCACTGGGTAATTTACTAGAGCATCCAAACCACCTTCCACACCATTCAAATAAATCACCCACTCCCAGTTCTCATAAGTTTGAGCAACAAGACTCTCATACAAGTCACCCAGAAACGAGTTCTTCAGGTGAGTGGGTGTTATAATGCTAAATTTCACAGTTCGCAGACTCCTGCCGAGCAAGCCAATTCTTTTGCTGAAGTTGTTGTATCTGTTTCTTCCATAAACTCTACCCAATTGATATCCACATTTTGGCGAGCAAGAAGTTCGTTATACAACGATTCATCAATTTCTTCGTAAGGTGCTTGACGATATGAACCGTTGTCGCGTGGGAGGAAAGAAACACCTGAAAGAATCGAGATGTTCTTGTAAACCCATGCACCAACTTCCATCCACTCATCATCACCAACATATACAGTGATAGATGGCTTGTGTTCACACCAGTGGTCTTGATAGATCTTCCAAAGTTCCAACTGTTCAATCGCAGTCATGTCGTTGCGTGTAACAGAGTTCTTTGGTGCCTTCATTGGGAATGAGAACACCCAATTTGACTTGCTGTAGAAATCTTCCTCAGCAAAGTATCCCTTGTTAATCATAAACTGAGCAAGAGGATCCTTCATATCAGCCCTAACTCTACGAATATAATATTGGGCATAGCGTGGGTGAATGCCTGAAGCGGAATCAACCAACTGTGATACAGTACCTGAAGGTTTGACGCAAGTAATTGCAGCCGACTGTGGAACACCAAGAGCATGTGCGAATTCCTTATTTGTTTCAACGCAATGAAGTCTGATAGCATCCAATGCATCAGCAAGTTTTTGTGATGGCTTATTAAGCAACTTGTTATCACAAATACCAGTAAAGGAAACGCCAAGCAGTCTTTCTTCATCGCAATTATTCTTCCACTTCTTATTGATGTAGCGGAAGTCTGTTAGCGTTGACTGAAGTGTACCAATGATTGTAGCGAGACGTGCCTTACGCTTCAATGATTCAACATCATCGTTTGCGCGAACAACGATCTCAGAAAGATTACAGAACTCAAATGGGCGCAAGATAATTTCAGAACATGGGTTTGTGCCGAACTCATGCTTCGGATCACGACGACCGTTCTTTGCAGCAACAGCCTGTGAAGCAGCACGAGAAAAGATACCACGCTCGCCAGACTTTGACATATAAAGAGCATGCCATTCATTCATGAATGTATCCATGTCTACTCGTTTGTCATACACTGCCGAAATATTTGCAAGTGCTCTTTGCCCATTGTGCGTCCACCAGTCACCTGACTTTGCATGACGCAACTGGTCATCGTTGAGGTCAGTTAGAGAAATGAGAGCAGAACGGCGAACACCACCGCAAACAACAATATCAGCAATCTTGCATACAATGTCATGGCACTCCAAGGTAGACAGTTTCCTGCCTCTTGCCTTTGTAAAGATATTGAGAGTGAATTTGAATAGATCGACCAATGGTTCTGGACCAGATGCGCGACCACCAAATACCTTTAGACGCTCACCTGCTGGGCGAACCTTTGATACATCCCACTTCGCGATCTTACCAGAATACAGAAGCGAAACGATTTCACGATAAGCAGAAGCCCAGCCAATCTTAGAATCAGCAACGACAACGGTTGTGTCTGTTTCGTGTAGTTCTTCTGGAACTTCTGGAAGTTTGTTAGTGTACTTTGATTCAACAGAGAAACCAACACCTGTTCCGCACATTAGAACATACATGATTTCATCAAATGCTTTTGTATTATCAATGGCAACATACGAGCAATTATAACCAGCGACTTGATCCTTTTCCAAAGCAGGTCCTGCGGTCATCAAGCAACGCATTGATGGCATGACTTCTAGGTTTAAAATAGCAGTGCGCAATTCATCCCAAGGAACTTTCTTATTGTTGTCTGTTTTGCTCTTAAAATAACTGATGTATCTGTCAACAGTTTCATCCCATGTTTCTCGACGACCTAGATCATCGTTGAATCGTGCATATCTGGAAATGTGAATGAAATCTTGATAGATGCTAGGAAGTCTCGTAGCCATGATTGCTCCTTATTATTCTTGTGCGATGAATTGTGTTGATAGAGGGAATATTTCAGCAATAACCTTGGCGCACTCTTTCGCGATATCCATATGTTCTTTTTGAGTGCCGTTACCGCTTCGGAGTTGTATATAGTGAATCCAAGATCTTAATGTACCGCTCATGTACATACGGGACATAGTTAATCCCTCTGGAAGAACAGCACGAGCCTGTTCTTTAGCAATATTGTTATCGATTGCCCATCTGTAGACTTGTTTTACATGGTCAAGTAATTCTTGTTGCTTTCTATTCCATTCATACTGTACAAATAATTCTGCGCCAGAAATAGAATTTTGGCGGTTAGTTGGGTCTTGAAGTCTCGCTTCTCGGGTAACAAATTCCAGGTCCTTTGTTGGGTCTGCGTAACGCTGCGAGAACTCCTGAAAAGAAAACGAGCGATGGCGAAGAATCTGACGAGCAATGTCTCTAGTTGTTTCAATTTCTAGACACATTGTTGCCATTTCTAGCGGTGACCAGTGCTGATGCTTCACCAGATACTTGATCAATTTCTCAGCAGTTTCACTGTTTAATTGATTAGAGGGATTGGAGACTCTTGCGCAATAAGCAACAAGGTCCGTTGGTGTCTCCAATCCCTCTAAAACTGGTTTACTATATGATACTAATTGTACTTTCATATTAAAAATCCTTCACATTAAAAATTTGTGTTTGTAGATGCTTAACTTCTTTCCAACCACCTTCAGCAGCCAAAGTTTGTGCACGAATAGAGGCATCGGCGTAATCCATAAACTTGCTATCATCAAACCACCACCACTTATCTAAAAAGAATTTTGGTTTGCGGCGATATTCAACATACCAATGTCCAGCATGAAACTGCAGTCTTACTTGAGTGATCGGATTTTTTACAATTTCTAAACCGAGGTCTGATAGATTACTCATGTTAACACCTTTTCCAACTTGTAAAGGTTAATTTTGCAGATAAACCTTTGTGCGTATTTCTATCTATAATATCTTTTATCTCGTCTGAAGTCAAACCATTTTGTATCATTTCGTTAATATCTTTCCCAGGGACATCGTCTGGAAACAAACAAACAGAATGACCAGCGTCAATTGATTTCTCAATCTGCTTTACAATATCTTTATTTCTTCTTTCGTTATCGTAGACCAGAACAGTATCTAGTTCTGGAAAAATTGCTGCCACGCCGCCCAAATTGCTATCACCAGAGGCAACACAATTCGGCAAGAAATAAGAATCAAACTGTCCTTCAACGACATAGATTCTATCTTCTTTCCGTACACGGTGCAATCCAAACACCTTTTTCTCATCTGACACCTTTACAGTGACATACCGAATCTTGGATTCAGACAATGCCCTTCCTGCGACGTTTGTAATCTCACCCTTTTCGTTGGTGTAAAGGAGAACTATACGATCGTCGTTTGGGACCTCGTCTTTACCATGATTGGGAAACTCTTTGTCTAGGAAATCAAAAAATTTGGGGACAAATAGAATCTCGCCCCAGAACTTCTCAGGAATCTTCCTATTTTTTATATAGTCACGAGCATAGTGCTCTTCAGGAAGATTTACTATACTATAATGTTCAAACGCTCGCCATGTTCTATCCAGGCTTTCAACTGGCTCTGGATCTGTTCTGGTGTTGTTGCCTGATGACTGGAATCGGGCATAGGCGTTTCCTTTGAGGTGTTCGAAGTCAGGCTTTTTGTAGTTGTGATTTCCTGTTTCGCCATTAGAATATCGTTCCAAGATGTACTGTTTGTAGGTTGTACCGTCGGTGTATTCCAAAAACTTTGCGAACGTCGTCGACTTGCCGCAGTTGTGGCAAATGAAGAAGTAGTCGTTGGACTTGCGATAAACATAGCCTCTCGCCTTTAGTTTGTTCTTCTTTGAATCGCCGCAGTAAGGGCAACGAAAGTTATAGAGATCAGTTTGCTTTTGCTTAAACTGTTCTAACTTTGATGATACAAAACCTAAAAATTTTCTGTCAATGTAAACAGACATAAAACCATCACAAAATTCACCAACGGATTAAACATTATATACTATTTTATTTCGAAAGGCAACCCTAACTTGGATAAAATCCATCCAATAACAACCGCTCCACCCATCACCAACCAACGCCATTTGTTCAGATCTTCGATCTTTTGTTTTTCAACTTCGTGGTGCAGTTTCATTTCTTGCCGAAGTGCTTTGATCTCATCCATAATAGATGACTCAATCTCTTCGATCTTGTTATGAACTTCACGGAGTTCGTCGTTATGCTGCTTCTCAAGTTTATCAAGAGTACGATCGAACTTTTCGTAGATGACTGAGAAGAAAGAAATCTTCTCTCGCATTGCAGCGACCTCAGTCTCTATTTTACTGAGTTTGTTCTCAAAGTCAACCATTGTTTTCTATCCCGTACATGTGCTTGAGCAAGTATTGTCTGGTTTTGTTATTCTTGTTTTTACAGATCTCATCACTCACCTTTGTTTCCCATATAAACGGAAACAAACCATGTACTAGCAAAATAAATGCCCACTTCCAAGATCGGAGTAGATGCTTTATGTAGGATATATTATTGTCCTGCAGGTGTGACATCACGAAGTAATTCTGATTGCGCTGGTGCCGCTGGAATTATTGTCTTGAGTGGCTTTGGTGGCGCCATCAATTCTTTTGGTGGTTCAGGCATTTCTATCTTTGGCACCAAACGAGTCAATGGATTTGCGCAACCAGCAAGAAACAAAAGGGAAAGTGCTAGAATATACTTCATTTCGCTGCCTCCCCTTTCTTCCATGGCATTTCTGGTAGTTTAATATCCAAGCCACGGTCTGCGTTTTGTTTATCTACGGATGCTTTTGTTTCAAGAATCCATGATTGCAAACTTACTAGTTGCTGAGCGTTTTGCAAACAGACAGAATAGTTTGCCAATACCGTACCAAGTGCCTGATTGTCTTTTACAACTGAATCCGTATCATCAGTTGTCATTTCAGGATTGAGTTCCTCGCCCTTTACGCTAGTGTCATGCAAGTAAACCCAACCGTTTGTTAGATTGAATTTGCCTGGAACTTGCTGTTCAGCAGCATCACGATAAATTGTTTCTCTTTGAGTGACAACTTTAATCTTGTCAACATACTCAGTAACAACTCTTTCCTTGATGTTTCTTTGCTCTTTTTCAAGTTCAATCTTCAGTTGCTCTGCTTCGTTTGCAGCCTTCTGAACCATAACTTCGCCAGCGTCAGTGCCTTTCTTGTAGCCAGCAGCAAATGCACCGCCAACTATAAGAACAACTGCGAGGATTTTATATGGTAACGGTATAAGCATATGCCACCTTTATTCGCACCAACTTTGCTTCTTTTCACCAAAGTATGCTCGAGCATGACCATTCTTGATCAATAGTTCAGATAATTTTTGACCATCGACAATTAGATCACCGAGCACACGCCCACCGAACTTGTCATGCTCTTTCAATTCAATCTGAATCTTTTTAGCATTGGCGACAAGGTTCTTGGTGAAAGCGCTGGCTTTTTCGGCTGCAGCAGCCTCTGCTGGGCAAGCTGCGCGACCACCCTTTTCTGGAGTATCAACACCAAGAACGCGCAAACTTAATTGCGGCTTGAGTGGTGCTGGTAAAAATGGTGCTTCGAACACCACCGTGTCTCCATCACTGACTTTCAATATCTTGAAGTCATAAGGATTTGCAGCTGCAACACTGGAGAACGCAAACAATGAAAGGGCAAGTAACCGCTTCATTACTTTGCCTTCTTTGCGCGTGGCTTCTTAACCTTCTCTGTAACCTTCTCTGTAACCTTTTCTGCGACCTTCACTGCTTCTGTTTTTGCTTCAACAGCAACTTCTTTTGCAGCAACGACGACGTCTTTGTGATCGACAACACCGTCATCATTCTTGTCTGGATCCTTAACTAATTTCCAAACAACCCAAACAGCAAAAGCAAGTAATATTAATACAACTAATGTTTCCATCGTAAACTCCTAATTATTTTTTAGCGAATTTCTCCGCGACAGTAGTACCAAGTCCAGCCACAACAATCATCATCATAGAATCATACATAAATTGTTCCACTGTAAAATCCCAGAACAAGTTAAGCACGAATGCCAATGCAACTAAAAAGGTTGCTATAAAAGTTATTACACGCTTTGAAGATACAGAGCCATTGACTCCATCTGCAAGCATGGATTTGATGTTTCCGAGAATGTCCATTTGGATCTCCTATTTAGAAGTGGCACGATAAACTCCGTCCCAATTCACAGGCGGTTTGCCATCCATTCTCTCGTCCATCATCTCATAGTATTTAGCCATTTCACCATCCCATAACACTTTCATTGCAGGGACCAAATTCCTAGCAATTTTCCAGTTACCTGCACGATAATGTAACAGGAAGTTTTCGTGCATATAGAGAGCTGATTTGTCGTCATCAGGCGCGATCGTGAAGATCTTTACAGGTTCAGTTTTACCCTTCACCGCAATTAGATCTAATTCGATAACTGGGAACTCACCCTTCACATACTCTGCAGTTTTAGGACCAATGACAATTTTAACACCATAAGGTTTAGATTGACCTTCGAGGCGAGCTGCTAGGTTAACTCCATCTCCCAAACAAGTGTAGTCAAACCTTTGTGTAGAACCCATATTGCCAACAACCACAGTATCGGTATTAATACCCAATCCCATGCCGAATGCTGGAACACCTTCTTTAGCAATTTCTTCATTGAATTTCTCCAGATCCTTGAGCATTGCTAAACCAGTACGAACAGCATTCTTTGCGTGCTGTGCATCATCCAATGGTGCATTCCAAAATGCCATCTGAGCATCGCCGATATACTTGTCCAGCGTGCCTTGATTTTCAATAATCCTTGCAGTCATTGCCGTCATATAACGATTCATGATTGCAGTCAGACCTTGAACATTCTTGCCGTAGTGCTCAGAAATTGTTGTGAATCCACGCACATCAGTAAACATGATTGAAAGTTCACGTGACTCACCGCCGAGTGCAAGTAACTCTGGATTCTTTTGTAGTTTTTCAACCATAGCTGGTGAAAGATAAGTGCCAAACTGCTTCTTAATTTGTTGCTTCTGTAGGAACTCAGAAACAAACTTCACACCATAAGCATGAAGTGCAACAAGAATTAATCCTAAAGTAACAGCTGTTGGATCAAATAAGAACAACGAAGTCTTAAACGCATACAAACTATATGCTACACCAGAGCCAATTAGAATCACAGTTGATGCGAGTCCAACATAAACCCAACGCGATAGCCCTATTAGCAATAGACCAGCAAGTAAAAGTGCAAGAATTTCAAGTGACTCTGCATAATCTGGACGCTGAATGTTCACGCCGTTAATCATCGTTGCCACAACAGCAGCTTGCATATCCTGCGGCATCACTGGACCAATTGCTGTCGGCACTGGGTTTGCTAAACCTGCTGCAGAAACACCAACGATAACTAATGCACCGTCAAATTTTTCTGGTAGATCTACCATCGAAACCTTTTTATTCTTTTGCGACCAGTCTACCCACACACGACCATAAGAGTCTGTTGATACTGGACCGAACTGTGGAATGCGCATTTTCTCAACACCAAACTCATTCAGTTTAACTTGAAAGTTTGGATCACCTGCCATCACACGGAGGATTTCTAAAGATAGATGTGGATAAAGAATGCCATTAACAGAAACAATTAATGGCACTCGACGATTCACACCGTCAATTTCTGGAAGAGTGTGTGTTGCACCAACGCCTGCTGCAGCGTTTTCGAGTTCAGGAATATTCGCAATGATTCCTGGATACTGTAAAATCGTATCTTCGAACTCAGAACCAATAATTGCTGCGCCTGGATTTTTCGGCGAGTTCTTTGTTGCTGTTGATGGAACATTTGGAAGAATAACTGGTGCTTGTTGCATCACATCGAGTAATGCTTGGTCACCACCTAGACGATCAGATTCTGGCATGAGCACATTGAAAACAACTAACCCTGCGCCCCGATTATAAAGTTCAGCAATTAAATTTGCATACACATCACGCTTAAATGGATATTGCCCATACTTTTCCAAAGCAGCTTCGTCGATGTTTACGGTATAAACATTGTTTTCTGTTACTGGTTTGTTTGCAATAAGAGTATCAAAATATCGGAGTCGGACGGACTCTACGAATTGAGGGTCAGATACTCTGATAGATAATACTATAGCAAGAGTTAATAACGCAGTCCAAGCACTGAGTGCAACTTTATTCAATAACTTTTTCATTAGTCACCTTGTATAACGCTGATTCTAGATCCACCTGCTGGATCGTTGATTTCAATTAAAAAAGATTTACCATTACTGTCAATGAGTAGAGTTTTTCCTTCGTCTTTTTGAAAGCGAACATCCACAACACTATTTAACGTCCTTACAAGACGGATCTGGTCACCAGAAAGAATTGAAGTAATCTGCGTGCTAGAATCTAAACCAAAAATAGTTCCGCAAAGTTTAGTTCCTTCGCGTGTTTGGCAGTCGCCACCACTAAGAGAATCATCTAGAAAATCTTCGCCTAAGAAGTTTGCGTCTATAGCATTAATATCTAGGTCAGAATCTGCAAGCGCATCTTCTTTGAGATCATCTTTTGCTAGATAATCAATATCTAATTCTGAAAGATCTAGGATATTCTTTTTAGAAGCCTCTATGTCCTCTTGAGCAATAATTTCTCCTGGCGGCGAAACAATCAACATATTATCAATCATATCTAATGATAAACTTAATATGACTGGTTGAGTTGGTCGGCTGTCCATTGTCGCGACCATAGTTGCTTGGTATGCGCGATTTAATATCACCGTTCCTGCTGCGTTTGATACTGTAATTTCTCCAACTGAGCCATCAGGCTCTGGTAGTAAAATGATTAAACTTTTGCCAAAATCATCAACCGTGGTGGCGAAATCTGTGCCACGAACTGCGATGGTGGCTGTTGGAGTTTTGAGATTAATATTTGCCTTGTTAATCTTACCGCCCTGCCCCGTGGCAAACCGAACAGTGCCACTGGCAAATTTTAGTGCCATTTTAGATGTGGCAGGGTTTCCGCTGTAAACGAAGTCGTCGATAATCAACTTCGAGTGCTCGGTAATCTTCACATTTGAATCGTCAACAAATCTAATTTCCACGCGACCATTACCAGTCTGGACATTATCCATCTGCTCAATGGGGAGAGCAAGTTTACCGCCAAACTTTGTAGCCTTGCGAATAACCTCGCTGTTCCCCTTGAGATCAGATATTTGCCCTATACTAGCATGGACCACCTGCATTACACTGGTTAATAGTAATAGTGTTACTATTGCCAGTATGCGTGACATTAACTGCGTCCACATTGGTTGTGCTCTTTTGATTGATAGTCAATGTATTGCTATTTCCTGTGACGGTAACATCTGCATTTTTACCTGCTAATCCGTCTTGAGTCATAGTCATAGTGTTTGTATCACCAGCAATATCTACATCATTAACGACGTCGTCGGCATTGATGTTAGATGTGTAGGTGTTACCGTCGCCAGTAATATCAATCGTTTGAGTTGCACCTGTAGCAGAAGCTGTTGTACCCTGATTAAAATTCAATGTATTTGAATCACCAGTTACAACTAGAGTCTTTTCAGAACCTGCAACATCGCCGCTATCGCCCACATCGTAGTTGATAGTATTGCCGTCGCCTGTTACTGTGACATCTTCTACAACATTGTCAGCCTGTTCAATTTTACCAGTGATGTTGTTATTGTTGCCATTTTGATCAATGTCAACATCCATTGCATCACCTTGAATTGATACACGAGCTTGCTCAGAGCCAATGCGGTTGTTTTGACCTTTTTGGCGAATATTAATATTACTATTGCCACCAACTTGGTCGATGTAAATCGAATTCGTTGTTGACTGACTATATGCTAAAGAACTTGCAACAAAACAAGACATAACAAATAATGCCTTGATTGCATTTTTCATTTATCTGTCTCCTGATACTTCCAGTATCCCTTTTTTATACCCTGTTCTATTAGTTCTAAAACAGCTGCTTCGATGGCAGTTTTAACAGCCATTGTATTGGCTTCGTTTTCTGTCATCCCACCTTCTGCTTCGACTAACCTTGTGCCCACATCAACAAATCGAAATACTGAAATATCTCGACCGACCGAAAGGACAGTCTTTGATATGTTCACCGTCATCAGTATCTCGCCAGTGTTTGTCGACACTGCTCTTAGAGCCACGACAACTTGATCCTTTCGGTACACAGTTGTTGCTCCTATACCCAAGTATCGCGCACCTGCGCCACCAGTTAAAATATTGGTGTCGTAGCCAATAATGCCACCTTGCAGCATAATTCCCGCAAATAACATAGGTTCGAGTTTATTCGCTTCTTTACCAAGATATTCTTCACGCGTCTGTCTTACAATTTGACGCTCTTTAGCCAAGTCATCTACACGATTTCTCTCTACCACTTTAAACCAAGCCCCACCTCCTGCATTTTTTAGTGCATCAATCAACAACGCAGTTCCACCTTGTGTGACTGCACTTGATAAACTTGCAACACCACCAGCATCTTTACGCTGTCCTGTTAAATCAGGAAAGTCGTAAACGGCTACCACTGCCTGTTTTTCTGGTGGTGCAACTTTTTCTAATCCTGTTAATGACTGGGCTTTAACTACTTCTGGTTTGTCCTGCATTTCCAGGATACCATTTCCTATAGACATACATCCAGTCAAAAACAATAAACTTAAAAACAATAAACTTCTCATTAGAACTTAAACCCGCTGAGTGGAATGATAATTTCTGTTGTATTACCTAGTGAATCAGTAATTGTAAGTTTAATCTCAGTATCCGTTTTCTCATACTTGATAGTGTTACCGTCAAGCGAAAAGGTTCCATTGGCAGCACCTTGCTGACCAAATAGATTATTTGTCAATTGCTGCGCTAACTGAGAATAGATTCTTGATTGTAGATTGTTCAAAAAACGATTTAGAATACTATTCTTTTCCTCCAATGCCGCAGACTTTAATTCTGCCTCCAATTTATCTCGAATGGCTTTCTTACGAGTAAACTCTTGATTCTCAATTGTCAACCATTGAGCACCAGCACCCTGTCCACTAAAGGAAGGGTTCTTAAATTGATGAACAAGCTCTGTACTTTGCGCGCTACTTGCTAGGAGCAACGGCAGGATCAGGAGAATCTTTTTTCTCATCGACTTTTTCCTCTTTATCTTTACCCGCAGAAAGTTCGAACTCAAGGGTTAGAATTTTTGCTATTTCGAATTTTATTTTGCATTTCATTTTGTCTGTGATCCTCATGCAGCTGTAAAACCACACTCACTTTCTGTTGTAAACGAATCATGTCGTTATCAAGCATGCGAATACGATCGATTAGAGCCACTAAAATCATATTAGTTTCCCCAATCAATGGCATCAATTTAGTTGTAACGAATTGATAGATGAAGTAAACAAAATAACCCATGCCGACTGAAGATACAATCGGAAAGCCATATTGTTTGATCAAATCAGTAATTGCTTGCGGATCCATTATTCGTCTCTCACAAGAGTTATTTTACCGAAGTCGTCAATATGAACCGTGAACTTGTCGCCTCTTTTAACGTCTAATTGCATAGGCATTAATTTATCATCAAATTCTATGTTTTTGCCATTTACAGTGAACTCATAGTCCATAAATGTAATTTTATGAAATGGTTTCCAAGATGTAAATGGAACGAATTCGTTAGTCTTTTCTTGCATCATTTTTACCATCCGCTCTAGCGATACGATCCAAGTCAGGGCGCAGCCCCAACGCCGCACTCACCACAGAGTCAACGCGAATGATGTCATGATTCATTGTTTTTACGCGATTGTCAAGACCTTGAATAATAACTTGCATGCCCTTGATCGCTTTAACCACCGATTCAAGGATGTAGTTTATTACAAAGTAGACAAAAATGCCAGCCACGAGAGCTGCAGCAATAGGAAAGCCGACGTCGGCTATAATACCAAAGATAACATCGTAGTTCATTATGACCCCATTTAGCCTTTTCAGGTGTGAGTGATTACCACAACCACATAACGGTCATAATAAGTCAATCAGCAAGGGGAATGATTTAGAGAATAATATGCTCTATATTTAGTAAACTTCGCGCCAAGTTACAGTGCACCAAACATCTACTGGGCTTGTAATTGCTTGTACTACAACTACGAATATTTCGCTATTTGAGGAATCGTAATTTTGAGCGATAAAATTCTTTTTTGCTGAAGTTGGCTGCGTTGTACTGGACAAACCGATTCCCTTCGAGCTGCCTCCAGGAGAACTCGTACCCACAAACCCACCAGAAATGGCTTCACCGCCAACTATTGCAGTCCCAGTAATGTTATACTCTACTGCCGAATTAGCATGAACTGAATTCCAAGTAGAATTTGCTAATGTAAGATCTGCAACACTATCCAGTTTTCTCAATTCCCAAACACCAGGATTTTGTTCTGCGTAAAGATTAATATCACCAATACGAACAGTTGCGCGATTTTGATACCCACGGAATGAGTTCTTCAATCGAATAGCCATAATCGGTCGAGTATTACCCACTCCAGTTATTGTAATCTTCGTATTGCCTGTTGCAACGTGCCAGTCTTGACCTGCTTCGACATATCCACCCTCGGAAATTACAGTCGAGCAAATTTGATCAAAAAACCCACCAGTCGTTGCGCCTGTATTGAATATTTCGCATCGAACAGGTAAGTTTGGATTGCTCATATAAACAGTAGGTAAAACATTGCTATTGTGAAATTCATGAGCAACAACTAACTGTCCATCATGCACAAATCCACAACGCACGCGACCAACACCCAACCATTGAAAATCTGTAAAGAAAATTTGAGTTTTGGTGATATCTAAATTAAACGAACCATTTCCGCTAGGACCAGAAATACTCGTATTGCAAGTATTCTTGTTCCATTGACTCTGATATACTCGACGATCATCGCTAGGTGTGCCGCTGGTATCTGTTCGAATGGTAAAACTTAATGCACCATTTGCAGATTGTTCTAGATAAATGCCATTGTTTGAATCAAAGTATCCAGTTCGTTTTACCACATTAATCGCATTCGCATAGAAATTAAATGTTGATTTAATCAGCTGGCTTTTTCCAGGCTGATACTGGTGATACATCTTAGTTTGATGGATTACACTACTAGCTGGATTATTTGATGTTGTTAATCTAGCAGCGGCTTGTTGATTTTGAAAGGTAACAGTGCCACCATTAGTAATGGTATCGCGAAAGTTTGGATCCAAACCATAAACATGTTTGTAATCATTGAGCGTAAATGCATCAGAAATACGAAGTCTTCCAAACGCATCAAGGTTTCCACTGTCATCATATCTAATTGCGTCATCTAATAGGTAAGTCATTATACGATTCTCCAACCGTTACGGTAGATTAATTGAACACCACCGTTGTTAATTCTTATTTCTGCGCCACCTGGATCGTTATCAACATTGCCGTCAATTTTAATTGGATATAACTGAGCGTTTCCAGATTCATCTTTAATTATAACCATTCTGCCAGAAACTGGTGTTGATGGTAAAGTGATAGTTGTATATGATGCATTATTAACGCCGATATAATAATCACTGTTTGCAACAACATAAGTATTTGAGTTTACTATAGTTGTATTATGAACAATCTCAGAGGGATTGATGTCGTCTAGGACGAACCATCCATTTGAAAACTTCATAAACTTGCCTTCGCCAACAGTATTGCGGTCGAAGTCATCAGCGTCAAATACACGAACTATACCAGTGCCGCCACCACCCCATGAAAGCGTAGAAATTTTTTGCATCATCTCAGCGATGGTGCGACGCATACCTTCTATTTCTTTATCTTTAAAATAATTAGTATTTGCGTTTGCAGTTGCCAGCACATTTGAAACTTGCTGCACTAAATCGTTTGTATTTGGAACGAGATCTGTTTTTGCTGCAACGACAGGTGCGATTTCTTTCAGGGTTATCTGCTCATTGAGATAACCAGACTCCCCGTTCCTTTTTTTCTTTATTGTTTCTAAAACAAACTTATCATCAACATTAGACTTTTTCTTCGAGAGAAGTTTTTTTAGGATTTCGTCTTTTTCGTTCATGACTTATTTATCGCTTAAAACAGCAAGAACATATTACTGAAATTTTCACCAACAACAGCGATTGGATAATACACGATAATTATACCACCAGATTGTCCAGCAGTTCCTGGATTTGCGAAATCGCTATCAGTAGCACCAGAACCACCAGCACCACCACCAATATTCAATTCATCTCTGACGCCTGGACCAACTGCACCGCCACCACCGCCGCCACCAGCACCACCGATGCTACCTAAAATATCATAACTAGCTCTGCCTCGTTCTCTGCCACCAGATATTCCACCGAATGTTGTTCCCAAACCACCTATTCCGCCAGCGCGAGTTCCAGCAAAATTATTTCCACCTGTGCCTGGAGTCACTGTAGATGCGTTTGTGCCGTTGGTTCCTCCACTTGAACCACCGCCGCCAGCACCAGCGCATGTGCTTGGAGCGCCACCAATAGTACCTGTGCCGCCATTTGCGCCAGCACCATTTGGTCCGCCTGATCCACCGCCACCACCACCAGAGGAATTGTTAGTTGCAGATGCAGCACCTCCACCCAAGCCACCAATGCCTCCATTGGCTGTAGCACCTGTGCCGCCTGTTCCTGCTGTAGTGGTTGAAGCTGTTATTGATGACCCACCACCACCATTAGCAGTGTAAATGCTTGCAAAGGTTGTATTGCCACCAGCACCTCCACTGCTGCTAAGATTATTAGCTGAACCCGCTGCTCCACCTGAACCTATACTATAGGACAGTGAACTTCCAGGAGTTGATGTTAAGTTTAGAACTTGTGTGTATCCACCACCACCGCCGCCAGCAGAACCTAATCTATTTCCAGAAGAATTAGGAACATAAGAACCAGAAGAACCACCACCAGCACCGTAAATGTGTATAGCATTATTTGAATTATTCCAATCAGCGGGAACTGTGAATGAAGTTCCACTGGTAATGTAATATACAACAGGAGCACTGTTACTATATTCTTGGAACACAGCACCCAATGTATCGCCATTGTTTATAGAATTAGCCAGATATAATCGCCATGGCGTAGTTCCATCACCTGAGAATGTATTGGCAGTATTGGTGATGAAAACAATGCTGTTGGTTTGAACATAACTTGCAGTTTGAATGCTAGAATTAGATATAATAACATTTGCTCTAAATGGTGCAGCAGTTGCAGTTGTTGGACCTAAATCTAATACTTTGTTACTTGCGCTACCACCAACTATACCCGCAAAAGTAACAGTATTGCCAGTTGGAAGAATTATGCTGGCATTAGCCGTTGTATTTGCATAACTCGATTTGATGCGGTTGAAGGTGTTAAGTCCAGTGATTGTTAAAGCACCAGCACCACCTTGATCAATATCACAATTATAGATCGCGTTGTTACCAACGAATGTTTTGGCTGTCGCAGCGGTCAATGATATGGTACCTGTACCTGTTCCTGCTGTCGTTGTAAATCCAGCAGGAACGGCATTATTGAATGTTGTTGCTGATGCTGTAGGACAAACAAGTGTTCCGCCATTAAATGTTAAGTTCTTAGTTCCAGCAGCAGTCGTATAAGATGTACCAACTGTCAGCGTGTAACCATTAAGGTCGATTGTTCCATTAGTGTGTGTAAATGCTCGTGTTGAGCCTATGGTGAAATTGCTGAGTAATTGGAAGGTTCCGTCAGCACCGTCAACAATCACTGGGAAATCTAGTGTTCTGCCACCAGTAGATAATGTTTTTGAACCAGAGCCAACAAAACTTGTAACGCTGGTACCTGCTGACAATGAACCGCCAGTGGATGGTATTGTAAAATTACCGTAGATAAATCTGGTGCTATTACCAAATGTTCCAAGAAACCCAGTTAAATCAAAATTATTATACGAGCCAATTAATGCATGTGCATCTGTTGCTATTGCTAACGCTATGCCCGCAGGAATGACAGTAGATACATCAGTACCAGTTCCACCAACTCCAGAAACAATAGCGCTGTTAAAAGCACCACCAGCACCGCCAGTAGAAGTAAGTGTTGTGCCATCAAATGTTACTGTTGTGTTTCCACCTGCTGAGCCATTATTAGCTCCCGAACCACCAGCGCCACCCGTTCCAATACTATAAGTGATAGTTCCAGTGTTGGCGCTAGACATTAATGAAATGCCGCCAGCCCCACCACCACCACCTGCAGTAGCATCTGTTGTTGCACCAGCACCACCACCACCTGCACCAATAGCCCAAATTTTAATAAAGGTGGTGTTTGCAGGGATGCTATAACTTGTGCCAGATGTTAAGACATTATATGTTGGCGTTCCACTTACAGTCATTTGCAATACGATTGCACCATCACCACCAGTTCCACCTGTTCTTGCAGTACCATTAAATCCTGCTGCGCCACCACCACCACCACCTAAGAAGCCATTACCGCCATTACCGCCATAGTAACCAGCACCACCACCACCTGCACCAAAGCCAGTGGCGTTACCACCATTGATTGCATTAGCAGGACTAGTGGCTGTTCCACCAGCAGTGCCTGCACCACTACCGATTGTATATCCAGCGGCAGTTACTGCCGTAAACAACGAATTACCGCTAGCAGTATTCGCAGCACCGCCTGTGTATCCACCATTCACATCAACAGTTGTACCAACACCGCCGCCAATACCACCACCACCGCCACCACCATCATCGCTAGATTCAGCGTTACCATTGCCACCAGTAGTGGTAATTATTTCGAGTGTTGTGACGCTAAAAATATTATTTGAATTCGCTCCCGCAGTTCCACCAATGTTAAATGTTCTTGTGCCAGTAGCACCATTGTATGCGCTAACAATTCTAGGTGTACCAGTGTAACTAAAATTTGTCATAGTAGTAAGATCTACTATTGTAGCATTGTTTCCTACTAAAGTAATTCGACCAGTAGTGCCAAATGCAACAGATCTTACACCAGTGCCACTACTACTGAATGTTGCAGCAGATAGCGTAAGATTGTTTAGGTTCAGAGCACCCGCTGTAAGTGTGAATGTTCTAGTAGAACCTAGCGTCAAATTATTTAAAAAGTTAAGTGTGCCACCAACACTGTTGCAGGTAATTGGAAAATCTATGGTACGCTGAATGTTTATGTCAACTGATATACCAGCTGTAATGCTTGTGACTAAAGCGCCAGCAGTAAAAGTTCCGCCAGATGCAGGTATGGTTAAATTTCCATAAAGTGATCTTGTAGAATTATCTATTGTGCTAGTATTGTTTGTAAAATCAGCATTATAATATACACCAGATAATGTAACAGTATCCGTAGCAGGGGTAATTACAAGTCCAGTGCCGCTGCTACCAAAACTTAAATCAAACACATTTGTAGATGTCGCGCCAGCTGTACCGCCAATATCAAATGTTCTTGTACCAGTTGCACCGTTATATGTACAGTAAATTCTAGGCGTACCAGTATAAGTAAAATTGGTTATATTAGTCATACTTACAGTAGATGCACTGTTACCAACCAGTGTAATTTGACCTGTGGTGCCAAATGCTATTACTCTAGTAGTGGTAGCACTAGAATCTAAAAATCCAGCAGTAAGCGTAAAATTATTTAAATTAAGTGTACCATTTTCTAATGTTACTGTTCTTGCTGAACCTAGTGTTAGTGCACCTGCTAGCACAAATGTTCCACCAACACCATCAAATGTCATCGGGAAATCAAGTGTTCTGCCGTTAGTTGTAATCGTTGCAGTGCCAGTATCACTAAATGTTGTAACACTAGTGCCTGCTGAGTATGTTCCACCAGAAGCAGGTATAGTTAAATCGCCAAAAATAGATCTTCTTGTACTACTTAATGTTCCTGTAAATCCAGTGAAGTCTATGCTATTGAAGCCACCTGTAAGTGCTATTGTATCAGTTGCAGGCGTGATCACAAGTCCAGTGCCGCTGCTACCGAAACTCACATCAAATATATTTGTGGATGTAGCGCCAGCTGTACTGCCGAAAGTAAATGTTCTAGTGCCAGTAGCGCCGTTATATGTACTGTAAATTCTAGGAGTGCCAGTATATGTGAAACTGGTCATACTCGTCATGAGTACAATATTTGTACCGTTACCAACCAGTGTAATTTGACCTGTGGTGCCAAATGCTATTACTCTAGCAACGCTACCAGAAGAACTTAAAGTTGCAGCAGTAAGTGTAAAATCATTTAAATTAAGTGTACCATTGTCTAATGTTGCTGTTCTTGTTGAACCTAGTGTTAATGCACCTGCTAGCACAAATGTGCCGCCTACACCAGCAAAAGTAATAGGAAAATCAAGTGTTCTGCCATTCGTAGTAATAGTTTCAGTGCCAGTACCAGCAAAAGTGGTAATATTTGTACCTGCCGTAAACGTGCCGCCACTGGCAGGCACAGTTAAATCACCAAAAATAGTTCTTGTTGTATTACTTAATGTTCCTGTAAATCCAGTCAAATTAACTGTATTAAAACTACCAGTTAATGCAACAATATCAGTTGCACTTGGACTCAATACAATGCCAGTAGTTCCACTAGTAGCAACATTATATCCTGCCGCTTGCGCTTCTGTAAAGCCTGTTACAATGGTGCGTGTGCCAACACTACCAGTATATGTAGAATTAATATAAACAGTACCAGATGTTGTAAAATTGGTTGCTGTAGTAACATTAAAGATTGTTACACCATTGCCAGTCAACGCCAGCTGACCAGTGCCAAAGTTTAATGTTCTGGAACTAGAACCACTGCTACCGAATAATGTAGTGGTTAATGTGAATGTACTTAATGCTAAAGTGCCTGCTGTAAATGTATAACCACTTGCTGAACTTGTAGTAATATTAAATGGTAATGTAAACGATCCACTAGTATGTGTAAATGGTAATGTTGTTGTAAAACTACCTGTACCTGTGTTTAATAGTGTTGGTGTGCCTGTTGATATTGTAATACCAGCAGCAGAAATAGTTTTGCTGTTTATATCAAACGAACCATTGCTTAATGTCAGTTGCCTAGTTGCACCTAGTGTTAGGTTGTTTGCTAATGTCCAGGTAGCAGTGCTAGTTGCGCTGCCAAATGTCCATGGAAAATCATAAGTGAAGCCAGCAATATTATTAATCGTAAAACTGCCACTTGTAGCAGCAAATGTCCATGCATTTGCACCAGCTGTAAATGTAGTAGTTCCGTTTGTGGTTAAGTGAGTAAATGCTCCATAAATTATCAAGTTAATATTACTTACTGTTTGCACACCATTTACGATTAAATTTCTTACAACATTACTTGCTGAAAATGCATAGGTTGTACCTGTCACAGTATTCAATAAACTAAAACTTATTGAGTTTGCTTCTGACGGTGCGCCTGTATTAATAGTTTTGGTAACTCCTGTGCCAGTGGTTACACATTCTACTAGTGGAGTTCCGCTTATTGTAAGGTTAGTTGTTGTTCCAGTAGTCCAAATTGTGCTTGTTGTTGCACTAGTTAATACAATTTTACCTGTACCAAAATTCAATACTCTTGTATTGCTATTGCTTGAGTTGAATAATCCTGTCGTTAATGTATGACTACCTAATGCCAGTGTACCTGATGTAACTGTAAAAGTGCTTGTGCTACTTAATGTTAGATTATCTTGTAATGTTTTTGTTCCACCTGCTCCACTTACTGTCATACTGCAATTAAAAGTTGTGCCGCCGCTTGTAATTGTTTTTGATGTAGTCGCTGATAATGTTATGGTGCCAGTACTATTCCATGTAGTTGTACCTGCTGTAATTGCTACATTACCTGCTACTGTTAATGTTGGGGTAGTACCAGTAGCAAATGTTACTGTACCTGTGCTAACTGTTATATCTAAACAGGCTAATGCGCCTGTCATGGTTACAGTATATGTGCCTGCCTGGTCAAAGAAAACACTATCTGCTACTGTCGGCACGCTGGCACCACTGGGACCGCCGCTGCTGGCGCTCCAGTTAGTTGTGCTTGTTGTATTCCATGTGCCTGTGCCACCAACCCAATATCTATCTGCCATAATTTATTGACCTTCTAGTGGGGCTTCAGTAGGCGATTCATCGATTGGTGTTGTTTCTAGTTGAGCGTTGTCGATGTACGACACCCAAGCATCTCTACGAGCTTCTTTCATAGCCTCAATTTCAACATCAGTGTATAATTGGTCGTCTGGTAAATCTAATGAGTCGCTGAATTTACCATACTTTGTGTCATATTCAAAATTAATCTTCATATGATACTTCCTTCAATTATACTTGTGTTGTTACTGCAATTACATCCCAACGAGTGTCAGCAGAATTATATATGCAACCAATATATGACATTTTATTTGCTGTTGTTGATGTAGGCAATACTGTACCAATAACAGTATATGTTGAATTCCAAGTCAATGCGCGGTTTGTTCCATTGTCGAGCAATCTAATTGTGAGTTTATTTCCATCGACTGGAACACCCACTGGCGCATTAATTGTTAACGCTTGTGCCAATGCTGTAATATTGTACTGGTCACCAACTGCGACATTAGGTGTTATTGAAGCTGCATCTGCAACAGAGATAACACGAGGATTGACGCGAGTAGAATCAACAACAACAAACTTTCCATTTCCAGCAACATCTAGTGTCGCTGTTGGGGTTGATGTTCCAATACCAATGCTAGTATTGGTATCAAAGATTAAACTATTCCCTAATGTTGTTGCACCAATATATTTTGCTATATTGTTAGTTGTACCACTAGAAACACCAGCACCACTTGCGCCTTGAACGCCTTGTGCTCCAACTTCACCTTGAACACCCTGCGCGCCTATTGCTCCTTGAACGCCACTTGCTCCTTGAACACCAGCAGCACCCTGCGCACCGACTGCTCCCTGAACACCTTGCGCGCCGACTACTCCCTGCGCGCCTATCTCGCCTTGAACACCTTGAGCACCAGTTGCGCCTTGTGCTCCGACTGCTCCCTGAGCACCAACAAAACCTTGTGCTCCAGTAGCACCTTGTGCACCAACATCACCCTGAGCACCAGTTACGCCTTGTGCTCCAGCAACACCTTGTGCGCCAACAGCACCCTGAATACCTTGTGGTCCTTGTGTTCCAGTATCACCCTTGTCACCAGTACGAACAAATGTCATAATAACATTAGTGCTGTTTGGGAAATTTGATTCAGTTAATGTTGTATTCAATCCAGCAACAGGAACAACGAACCAGTCAGCAACATGAAGATGAGTACCGTTAATATTGAAGAATGTGTATTCTAGAACATTTGCAGAATTTGCAATCTTGAATGTGCCTTTGATTGTCGACGTCGAGTCATCGATTGTATTCAAGTAATTGAAAACATTTCCACTTAAACGATCGATGTTATCAATATACATCTCAGTCGCAGATAGCAATGTTGTATTGTTAAACTTAACAAAGCCAGCCGTTGGATCTGTGTTTGCTGTATTGGTGTTGAAAACATATTCGAATGTTGCGCCACCAAATTCGCCAGTGGCACCTTGTACACCCTGTGCACCTTGAATGCCCTGCGCTCCAGTTCCTGTCGCGCCTTGAACACCTTGAGCACCTTGGACGCCTTGAGCACCAGCAGCACCCTGTGCTCCAGTTCCTGTCGCACCTTGAACACCTTGAGCACCTTGGACACCTTGAGATCCTGTCGCGCCTTGAACACCAGCTGCTCCCTGTGCGCCGACTGCTCCTTGAACACCCTGAGCACCAGCTGCTCCCTGTGCGCCTACAGCACCCTGTGCGCCAACAGCACCTTGTGCACCTTGGATGCCCTGCGCTCCAGCTGCTCCTTGGGCACCTACATCACCTTGCGCTCCAGTTCCTGCTGCACCCTGAACACCCTGGAATCCTTGCGATCCAGCGGCACCTTGAGCGCCTTGAGCACCAGTTCCTGCTGCACCCTGAACACCTTGTGCTCCAGCAATACCTTGATGCCCCTGAGAACCTTCACCACCATCATTACCTTGCGCGCCTTGAACACCTTGAGCACCTTGAGCACCTTGAGCACCTTGAGCACCAGCTGCGCCTTGGAATCCTTGTACGCCAGTTGCACCTTGCACGCCCTGAGCACCTTGAACACCAGCTGCGCCTTGTGCGCCTACATCACCTTGAGCACCGATAACACCTTGAGCGCCCTGAAATCCTTGAACGCCAGTAGCACCTTGAGCGCCTTGTCGACCTTGCGCGCCTTGAAAACCTTGGTGTCCCTGATAGCCTTGGTATCCTTGATAACCTTGCGAACCGAAGGCACCATTACCAGAGATTAACGATGTCCAGTTAAGAAACCCTTGTCCATCTGTGGTTAATACTTGACCATTAGTGCCATCTACACTCGGCAGAATAAATGTGGCGCCACCAGCATTTTCGGAAACAGTTAATGTTACCTGACCAGTATTTGCACCTTCTAGAATAAGACTTGCGCTAGACATTGAGTATTCCTATTATGCCAAAATTTTCCACTTCGAAGTTTTAGGTATTTTAAACACCACCGACCTATTTAGTTTTATGGGACCAGTGCTTGTGGCGTTTTTATTTGTTGATACTGTATAACTTTGTTTGACCGCATTTTCGTTCTCGTCAATAGGTGCTGCAGCTGTTCTAAATGATTCAGTAGAGATAGTTACTGGTGGAGTATTTGATTCTTCAGATGTTTGCCCAATAATTAACCCACCACCAGAAGTATCAGCACTAATCGTTGTTCCACCAAGAGTAATTGTATTACCACTCAAGAATAGATCTTTAAATCTTCTATCAGGAGAACCAAGGCTAAACACTTCATCTAGATCAGGAATGATATCGCGTTTCGCAATAAGATCATCCAGGTCACTCATTCTAACAGCACCGCCACCGCCTCCTGTGGCTATACTATTATTAAACCTTTTTTGTAGCATGTCAAGTTTTTTCTGTAAATTCTCAAACTCTTTTTGTAGAAGTACAGATTTATCTTCTTCTTCAGCTACAGCCTCAACTATTTTTGGAACATCAACAATTGGTTCGCTTTTGCTCTTAGACAACTCACGAATCATGTAGATTAATGATTCTTCTTCTAACTCATAAAGTTCCATAATATCGATGTCTGTGGTCATCTCCTCGATAACATCGATAAGATCTTCCTTGGATAGACTTTCCAGTGCCTTCGTTAGCCTTGGATTAGAATCCGTTTTAAGAATCTTGACTGGAGATTCAATGACAGGTTGAACAATAGGTTCAACTGCCATCTGCACTTCAATCTTTGGCTGCTGGATCTGTTCTTTGAAGAATGCCTTACTTAATTCTTCTTCTCTTTTGATAGATTCAAGAAGTGCTAGGTCAACAGGCTGACCAAAAAGGCGCATCATCTTGACTAGGAGTTTCTTCTCCTCCAGCGTTTTCATATTCTTAAGAAACTAATCCAGGCTTGTATACAGTTTTTCCGTTTACAGTTACTGCTGTGAGTAATTGCTTGCGATTTGTACCCTTAGAAGTATACGATGCATGTACCCATCCAGAATTAGGACCTTCTTTCGGGTCATAAAATTCTAGAATAACCTGATCGAAATCGCAGTTTTGACTTACCCATTTAGCAAGTTCTGGGTTGGCTAATCCGTCGATTTCAAAGTCGACAGCCTCGCCGTTGCAATGCTGAGACTTACTAGACCCACCAACAGCAGAATTAAGGGCAGGACCACGATACCCAGAATTAATGCGGACAGGCTTGCCAAAATGTTTACGAACAGGCTCAAGGATTTTTTCACAGACAATTTTAAGGTTTTGCGCATGTTCAGGTCCAGGTGTGTTATCAATGCGTTTGCGAATAGCAGTTTCTGACTTGGTAAACTCTTTAAGATTGAAGTGCTCAGACAACTGCATATCTGCTGTAACTGCAGCAGGAGCTGCTTTTGGTGCAGTCACTACTGCTGGTGCAGGAGTTGCACTAGTTGCCCAGCCAATATACTTCTTTGTCTTTTCAGAGCGATCGGCTAGACCATGTGTTCCACCGTTAATCTTTTTGGTGATGGATAAAATAGCAGCATCAGTCACGCCTTGATCACAGATTGCCCAGAGTTTATTGCGCTCAAAGAAAAACATTGCTGATTCGAATGCTAGTTCTGTAGCAACAAGATCTGGGTTAGACATTACATCTGGACGCTTGCAGTAATCAGCAAAGGCTTTGTAGTTATCCTTACCTGTTAATTGTAATGCTCCGCGACCGCGATATCTCCAACCATCACCCGAGGATTCTGGTCCATTGCCCATACGAGACGCATACACGCGGTTAGCAATCTTTTCTGGCTTGCGCTCATACTGTGAAGCAATAGCATCTGATGGGAAATACTTCCCAAAGATTCCTCGAAGACCCTTTGTAGAGTAATTCAAGTTTTCTGAGAATGCCTTAAACCCACCTGTTTCGTGTGCTGTTTGAGCAAAAAAGTGAGCAGCACGAACAGGTGTTAGTTTGTAGTAAGCCATTGCTGCTTTAAAGGTTCCTGCTCCCCAGGAACCATCAGCAGAAATACCAATCTTAGTCTGTAGATTCTTAAGACTCATGTTTCACCTCAGGCGATATGATCGTCGATTTCTTCAACTGCGTCTTGAACAGTTTCTTGTAATGGTGACTCTGGTGTTGGATCGGCTGGCTTGTCTTTCTTATCTTCGCCAAGTTTAGCAATCTGCATTCCACCGAGTAGACCAACGAACGCACCGATTACGGTGTTAAATGCTGGTCCGATGATTGCAAAGATATCCTTGTTATCTACCTGCTCATTAGGTAAGAAAATGCCAACCATGAGAATAAGAACAACAATAAGCACAATACTTGCTAGTGTACCGACTGTTACCTTTAAAATCCAATTCTTTAAACCTTGTTCAGCTGTTTGTAGTAAATCCATTGTAATTACCTCTTACCGTATTTTAAATATACCATGGCGCCAGTCAATTCATCCTCGAGGATGATCGGCGCATCCCTATTTTCTTTCGCGTATTGACGAATGGCTTCGCCAATCTCATCACGACCAACATAACTAGAGTAATGTTCAAATTTCTTTTTGCCTAGTTTTGCTTTATTAAATGCGTCTGAAGAAACAACGAATACTTCTTTACCAGCAAATTTTTTGCGGCGAAGCATGCTTCCTTTAGTCGTAACACCCTTTGGTACTGGTGGCGTGTCTGGTTCTAATCCAGCAATCTGCCCACTGCCAACAGTGTTAACAATTGTTTCTTCTTTGATTTGCTTTAATCTTTTCATTAGATGTTTCTTAATATGCTGACCAGTCTGCCGTCTAATTGAATATCGCTCGATCGAATATCTTTACCATCGATGCCCTTAATTATATTTGGCATAGCTGAAGTGAACACTAGAAAAGTCTTTAATGCGCTATAATCGCTTTCGCTAATACGCAAAAATAATATTCTTGTGCTCGCCTCTACACCAAATACATTCTGGCACAATATAAGATGGTTTAACAGTAACCTTTCTTTTATCTCTCCAGTCAAACGATAACGGTGAAGTAATCGTTTAATATATCTAAATGTTTTGTAATCGTCATCGAATTCACTTTGTATGCAGTTAGGCTTATCATAGCACTTGGCTGCATATAACAAAACATTGGACTCATTCAATTCATCAAAAAGCATAGATTAATATTCGTTCGTGTTACCTGCATCATCATCGCGCTTACGATACCAGTCTGAATGTCTTACTGGCATCTCTTCGCGATCCCCGAGAACTTCCTCGGAGTCCATATTTAATAGATCTTCCAGCTCGTCGTTTGATACGACTTGAGCATAACCGTCAACGAATCCATCTTCTCCAGTGTCATAAACGACATAGAGATGATAGTCTGATTCGCCTAGCATATAAACTAGTTCGGCACCAAGATCTAAAAAGTTATTGGTTGCAGACTGCGGTAGCGGGAAACCAAATTTTTCTGTAACACCACGCAATTGGTTTAAAAAGATAGGTGCATTTTGATATGGTTTTTCAGTCAACGCATCAAGTTCACTGTTGATCTGATCTAAATTTTCTTCTAGATAACGCGCATCGATCTGAATAACATCATCAAATGCTTCGTTTAAAAAGTCATTGAATGTTTGCATCTTTCTCACCATTTAATTGTGGCTTCATGTCTATCTTATTTTTCTTGCCTTTAGCAAATTTAATTGCTTTGAGTGCAACATCGGCTTCTTTTTGTTTCTTTCGTTCGTAATCGGCAGCTGCACTTCCTGCTTGTTTTGTATTTTTTCGATTTGCTCTGGCTTCCAGATCAAATTTTTGCTGAGCAGCTTTTACATATGGCTTCATTTCTTCGTTCATCTCGCCTTCCATATAATTAGCTGCTGTAAGGATATAATCCTCAGCAAGTGTAATCTTGCTTTGAACCCACTCAGGTAAATTTGAGTCAGGCTTCAACATGTCATGAAGACGCTTTGCGTTGGCTAGAATGCTGCGAAGCTGAGACTTCGCCATGTCGCCTTCGTAATCGTATTCACCTTTATCTTCAGCGGATCGTTCAATTGCGTCTGTCATTTTATTTACCCATCTTTTTTGCAGCGGCTGACTTTAAGCGAGCCTTGAGCACATCACCGAAAGTAATTTTGGTCTTATCGCCGTGATGCGCAGCGAGCGACTTTTCCTTTGGAGTTACAGCAACTTTACCTTCGGCTTCTTCTTTCGCAAGACTCTTTAGGTTGCCCTTAACATCTTGTTTTGAATAGTCGCCACCAGATAGTTTTGATATGCGGCGAGCATACTTATTCGTCACAGCAGCGTCACGGCGTGTAGTTCCTACAGATGCTTTAACATCTTTAGCGCGAGGTGTGAGTGCTTGCTGAGTAGCAACAAAACTATTGCGAGCATTTACTTCATCCACCTGTTCGACTTCTTCTTTCATTGCCTTCATTTTATCAAGTTTGAGTCCAGCCAAATAGCGTCCACCGCCATCGTTTGGCGACATTTTACTGATTTTTCTTTCTAGTTCTTTTATTTCTTTATCGCGATTGATTGAATCCAAATAGCGTCCACCATAATCGTCTGTTTTTGTTTTATTTCGATTAACTTCATCCACCTGCTCGGTTTCTTCGTTTGTTCCACGCTTTTTCGCGTAGTAAGCACCTAGAGCCTGTTGAATACGCTCTTTCTTGCTCTTCCCAGCAAACTTTGGATTGTCTGACTTGACGAAATCGCTAATCCACTTTGATGCTGGATCAGCAGCTGTTAGTTTTTCTTCGATGTACTTCATAGTGGATTCCTCGGTTTCTTCTTTCTTTAGTTTTGTCATAACTTCTGATGGGGACATTTTACCAGATGCAAGTTTATTTTGCATTCTTTCGGTGTCTTTTTGCTTCAATAAATCTAGCCCACGCTGACGGCTCAATGCACTTCTTTGTTGTTCTTGATCAAATGCACGACCCAACTTTTCTGCTGCACTCATACGGCGACGAGCCTCATCCATCTGCTCGACTTCTTCTTGAACTTTGACAAGTTTAATGTCTTTGTACTTACGGCTCTTTGTCATTTTATAATGCGTGCTTAGAGCATCAGCCTTTTTAGGATGCACTTTTGATCTAAAGGTTTCTTTATCTTTTGTGGTTCCGACAACCTGATAGCCAGCCTCATCAATCGTAGGACCATCAAGTTCAACGCTATCACCAACATATCTACGTCCTGGTTCATATACAGGAAATGGTTTTGCTGGTTGAGATGCATTGAACTTTTTAGTCAATTGTTTTTGAGCAAATTTTCGTGCTGCATTAGTGTTTTGAAGTTTTCTAAGTGGATTTGGGTCACCAGCTTTGTCCGCAGCTAGAGCAGAATCGACGGATTTCATCGTAAGTGGTCTTTTTTCTCTACTCACTTTGAGATACTTTTTGTAATCAATTTCATCAATTTGCTCGACTTCTTCTGCAACTGTTGGTTTTACAAATGGCTTTACATGAACAACTTCATAGTGTTTGGCCATGCTGCTACCAAATATTTTGGCAAACTTGCCGTGAGCACCTTTTTTGCTATCTGAGTTAACTGGAACTTCAAAGTGATCTTTTACATCCGATGGAGCACTTTTTTTTGGTCTTAGATAGGCAACATGCGAGTTCATTAATCTGCCTCTGCCTTGCTCGACTTCTTCTTTCATTCTATTGATATATGATTTGAATTTGTCGGCAACAGTATCCCCTTTATGTCTGCTTATGTTGACAGGCTTGCCATGCAAACTACCACGGACTGTGTCGTCTTCCTTGTCATGTTCTAGCCAGCCAACTTCTTTATTCTTAACAGAGATACTAAAGTGTCGCATCTTTGGGTTTGCTTCTGAATTTTTGAATACAGGAGATTCTTTAGGTTCAATTTTATACCTACGAGCTTCATCCATCTGCTCGACTTCTTCTTTCTTCAATCCTGCCTTCATTGCCCTGCGAGCAAGAGCGCGAACATAGCGATACCCTTCTGGTTGCTTTCCTGCTGGCATCTTTGGCTTTGTTTTTACTGGACCACCAAGAGCTGCTTCAGCTTCTTTCTTGGTGACTTCGTCGATTTGCTCGGCTTCTTCGTTAGTGTAACGAACTAGAGCAACCTTTGGATTATATCCTGCTTTGATGCCCTTGATGATTTCCTTTGCGCTGCTTTGACCGACACCAGCCATTGAACTGCTGCCACCAGATCCACCAGCGCCAATTGGTTGGCGACCACCTTTTTCGTAGTACGCTTTTTGGCGCGCAGCATTCATTGCACGAATAGATTGTGGCGCAGCTGTCATCTGCTTTCTAGGTGCAGGAGCGACAACTCGTTTCGCAGCAGCTGCAGATCTACCGCCTTCGACTTCTGAAGGCATCGTCATGTTATTCTTTTTATACCATGCCTTTTGAGCAGCCTTTGACATCTTATGCAATAATGCTGGAACTTTTACGTCTGCCATTTATGATTCCTCGATCTTTACTGTAAGATCATTTGTCCCACGTTTTATTCTATGAAAAGTTTTTGCGGGAATAAAAAACTTATCGCCTTTAATTAATGGTATTGGAAGTTTATTTTCTAATTGAACTTCCCAACCAGAACCTTCTATAACCTCAATATATCTACCCTTTTCGTCACGATGCCAGACCAATTCTTCTGTTAAAACATCGTGTTTGAATGTACGCACAAAACTCGATTTATTTAGTTGTTCGTCAATATATGGCTTTACCACCATATCTTGCCTGAATTGCTAAAGAATCTTGGATAACGACATGCCCAATAAGACGCGCTGGTCTTATCCTTATTGGTTAAGCAACGATGGCGAGCAACGAATGACTTTGTTGCTCCTGGATCATTGAACTTCTTTGCCATTCCAGACTGACTGAAGCGGACTTTCTTGACGCCACCATCACCAGTGCGAACATAAACCGCACCACCGCCACCTTCGCGCCATGGCTTACCAATGCCCTTGCCATCAGTTTTATCTTCTTCATTTACAGGAACGCAGTTGGGAACCATTCGGTTGCCCTTCTTCTTTAATCCTTTTTGTGTATACCCAGACCAACAGGCTTCTTCTAAACCTTCTTCTACTGGATAATCTAGGACAACTTGTTGCCCTTCAAACTCGGCAATTTCGCCAATGTTTGAATTAAGCATATCCCTTTCCCACTCGTCTTTTGGAGCATAATTGCCTTCAGAATAAAGGCGTCTGGCTTCAGAGATCATTTCAAAAAACATCTCTGACCCTGGACGGAAAGCATTTTCAGTAAACGAGATTTTATTTTCTAGATGGTATTGGACAGCTTCTTCCAAAGTAATATCTTCGCGCACATACGAACCGCTCGTAACGACTGGTAGACCATCCAAAGCAGCATCTCTTGCATTAGGTGGAACTGTTTGCGACTTTTTCTTTTTGGATGATTTTGCCAATGTTGGTGTTAGATCTACGGCTTCTTCGTAGTTTTCTGGACAGCAATCCATCTCTTGTTCAAACATCTGATCAATATCTTCTCTTAGATCTTTATCAGCACCATGATAAGTGCCTTTACCTTTAGAGATATATGAGTTCACGCGAGCATGACCCCACTGTGATGGCGTGGTTCCTGGGCGGTGACCAGAGTTCCAAGCAGCAACGCCACGACGATACACCTTTCTTAAAGTAGAAACTGAGATTCCTGACTTGGCTGCTTTTGCTGATAAAGACTTATCTGCCGCACCTTCGTCGACTGTTTCCTCAGAAACACGACCCGTTTCTTTTCTCTTGTTCATAACAGCAGTGATGTTTCCACTGCGAGCTATGCGACGAATCTTTTTCTCATTGGCTTCGTCCATCATCTTACGGACTTTTAGTGTATACTTGCTTGGCTTTGTTTTGGCAGTTGCATCGCCAGGAGCTGGTTCGTATGCACGAGGATCGCTGTCAGAAAGTTTTGCCTTTTCTCTCCAATGTGATGCTCTAGCCTTCGCCGTTGATGCACTCAATCCAGCAACATACTTCTTTGGCAATCCAGACGCTTTATCTTTTGCAACTGATGGCAACTTTTTTTCAGATAATGCCAGCCCTCTTTCTACTAGACGCTCCAGTAGTTTTTCGATCTGGCTTGCGAACATAATCTGTTCCATTTGACTAGATTCGTTTAGATTAATTGAATTATTAAACACGAAGCAATCTAGTTCTTCTGATAGTTTTTCAGAACGATACCACTTTTCTAAACGCTTGTTTTCTGGTAGTGGATCTGCTCGTTCATCATTACGAGCGCGAGAAACTTTGTTAGTTACAGAAACATATACAGTATCAAACTCATAGCCTTCGAGCATAGTCTTAACGAGTTCAATCTTATCCGCGTCAGCAGCACCATTGACGACAATGTTTGCATTTGATTCCAATAGTTCAGAGGCTTTACCCGAAAGCACTTGGTCTAGTTGAACCTCAACAAGATCAAATCGAGAAAAGATATTCTTCAGGACATAGTCCTTTCCGCTACCTGGACCGCCAAGTAGGAAAATGCCGATTGGTGAATTTGTTTCTTCGCTCATTGCTTTTTTTACCTTATCATGTATTGATGCACCGAGTTCTTTGTTACTGTAATGGCTAACAAACTCGTCGCGTTTACCTGCCTTAACTAAACCACGAAGTTTAGAAGCAGACATACCTTCTGCACCCTCTGCGTCTGGATCTCGTTGACCAGCAGACTTAACTTCGACTTTTTTAATTCCTGGAAATTCTTTCTTTCTATATTTATTGAGTAAAGTGTGGAACTCTTTTACTCGATCAGAACCCACAACCATTGTTACATGCGTGTGACCTTTAGATTCTAGATGCTTCATTGCATCAATTGCAGTTTTAACTTTGCTATTAGATACAACATTGGCATTCGGGAATAAATTTCTTAACGCGCCTGCCTTTTCGCCGTGTGACAATGGATTTTTTCTAGAATCTTGTGTGTGCGATGGGAAAATGTAATGCTTGCCACCACTTTCCTCAGCATGTGATTGAACAGCAGATACAAGTTTACCATGACCTGCTTCGGTTGGTGGGTTAAATCTGCCAAAAGTAAATGTTGCTTTACTCATATGATACTCTTTTGTCCTCGTAGCACTGCAGATCTTGCTCTGTTAAGTTTACTAAACTCCTCACGATCTACAACTTTTAATCCTTTCGCAAAGTAACCTTCTGGTCCAGATTCTTTACCGCTAATAGAATGCGAATATTCGCCACTTGCAGTTTTATTTAAACCGCGAGCAAGCAGATTAGTTGCTTTTTGCGTGTTATGATGAATATCGAATGTAGTTTTAAACGCAGCAGAATTGTTCTTTACATGCTCCAGTGCAGAGTCACGAGCAGCGGCTTTAGCGTTCTTGGCTTTCTCAGTTTTAACTTTGTCGATTTCTTTTGCCCATCTGTTTGTAAGATGGCGAGTGTATCCCTGAACAGTTGGCTTTTCGCCAGAGTCGACTGTTGAGTTTACATAGGTTCTGAGTGTTGCTTCGTGACCAGCAAGATGCTCATAGGAATGACCTTTCATCAGTTTTTGAGCAGCCGCTAATCTTTCCACAACGGCTTTACGATCTTTTGGGCTTAACCTTTGTTCTTCTTTACCGATAGCATGTTTAACTAGATGAACATCTGGATGTTCTCCAAACTCCGACTGATCCGTGATAGGTGTTGCCTTTTTGTTTCTACCTTTTAACTCAGTGTGGACTGTGATGCTGAGTTTAGACTTGGCTAGTTTTTTACCTTCTGGAGAATTTTTATCGACGGCATACTTAATAGTGTTTGGAGTGTGTGAGATCTTACCATCGGTTTCTTCACGAGTTTCTGGAGTGGACATAAATCCACCTTGCCACTCGCCAGCTCTTTTAGGAAGAACCTTGTAGCCGTGTGCTAGAATGGCTTTAAGCGGCTCAGCAAGGTATGGTTTTTTGCCATGCTGAGTGTCGACGTCGGATGCAGTGTAGTTATACTTGGCGCCTGGACCCTTGTATTTTACGCCAACGCGACCGTCTTTTTCGCGGACGATCTGGAATGACATTTTGTCATCGATTTTGCGTGTAATTGGAGTCCTTCCGAGAGCAACGCCTCGGAGAGCAGTGAGTGCTTGAGATGCTGGTTTTGAACCGTCAAATGTGCGATCAGAGGGATGCTCTAGATGCTGGATTCCTACGGCTTTAGACGCCTCTGTTAAAAAGGCAGAGAACTGTAACATACTCTCTCCACACTGTGGGATTACCTTTTATTTAGTATATTTAGAGTTTCATACTTGCAATAGCGTTCTTGAGTGCATCTCGAATATCCGACATACCCTCATAAGCAGGAATGGTGCAGGTTGACCGCCCAGCTGCTGTTGCTGCCTTAAATTCTTCTGGAGTGTACCATTGCGGGTCAATCTTCATAAGATCCGCAAGTTCATGCATGTTTACAGAACCCTTATTTACCAGGTTATAGTACCCATTAGGCTCGTGTTCTTCCATAAGATTACAGGCGACGCTTACAGCCTCATCAAGATCTGTTAATGAGTTTTCGCCAGCATCAATTAACTTACCGTGTTTGGCGTAGTTATAGACCTTTGTAAGATAATTTTTAGACTCGTTGACACCAGTAAATGGCATACGAATACGATAAACCTGCGCTTTATCGCCAAGATAGACATCTGAAACACCCTTGGATACTGAATAGATGCTACCAAAATAGTTTGGTGGAGCGTCCACATCATCAATATCACCCATGTAGATACACCCGCTGGAGAAATGCGCCAAACGAGTTCTCCATCCACATGCATTAGCCAATAATGCTGGGAAAATTGCATTGGCGTCAATAGTACCCTGCTTGTCCAACTCACAGGCATCAACATTTGGGGTTCCCGTTTTACCAGCACAGTTTACAACCCAATCAAATGTGGTTCTTTCTATAGTATCGATTGCATCTTCATGGGAGCAAAATGTTACCACATGCCCACGCTGAAGCAATTCCTTGAATACCTTTTTACCCGTCCATCCTCGACCAACTACTAGAAAATGCATAATTAAATCCTCGTGTGAATAATTTTGTACAAATACTTACCATAATCCGACTTGGCATACTTATTAGCCTGTTCTTCAACTTGTTTCTGCGTAATCCATGCATGCTTGTAAGCAATCTCTTCGGGGCATGCAATCATCGTTCCAGTTCTTTTTTGTACTGATCCAACAAAAACAGATGCCTCTGACAAAGACTCGAATGTCCCAGTATCAATCCATGCAACACCACGATTCAAAAACTCAACTTTACAATCATGATTCTTCATGTACAATTTATTGATGTCAGTAATTTCCAGTTCACCGCGATGCGACGGTGTAATCTGCCAAGCATAGTCTACCACTTTATTATCATAAAAGTATAAACCTGTTACTGCATAATTGCTAGGTGGGTTGGCTGGCTTTTCGTGAACATCAATGGGATCATTGTTATCGTTAAACTCAACAACGCCGAATCGCTCAGGGTCACTGACATGATATGCAAATAGAGTACATCCTGTTCTGTTCCAGTTAGCATGAGCGAAACGATTAATCAAATCATTTCCATAGAAAATGTTATCGCCAAGAATAAGCGCAACATCATCCTTTCCGATCCATTCTTCGCAGATACGGAAACACTCAGCAATACCCTTTGGCTCTGGCTGGATTGAGTATGAGATATTGATGCCCCATTGAGATCCATCACCACAGAGTCGCTTGAATGCTTCTGCGTCGTTTGGTGAATTGACAATCATGATATCGCGAATACCAGCCATCATCAATGTCGATAGCGGATAATACACCAGCGGTTTATCATAAACTGGCAGTAATTGTTTCGAAGTCACTTCGGTGCATGGGTACAAACGAGTGCCCATTCCACCTGATAAAATTATACCCTTTCTCATAGATACCACTCCACAGTTTTTCTCAAACCATCAAATATATTTGTTTTTGCTTCCCATCCAAGTTCATTTTTAAGTTTACTTGAATCCATCGAATAACGCAAATCATGACCCTTTCGATCATCCACAAAATTAATCCAGTTTTTATGTGTTTCTGGTGGCTTGCCCATGATATCCAAAATCATAGATACCATGCTTAGATTGTCACACTCAAATCCACCACCAATGTTGTACCGTTCACCACGCTTAAAGTTTTCGCCAATAGTTAAAAGTGCATCGCAATGGTCTTCAACAAATAACCAGTCACGAATATTAGAACCATTACCGTAAACAGGAATAGGTGTGTTGTTTTTGATATGTTGAATGATTGTTGGAATAAACTTTTCTTTGTGCTGACGAGGACCATAGTTATTCGAACAGTTAGTTACAACTGCTTCTAGGTTATGCGTGTTTACATACGAGCGAACTAGGTGGTCGCTGGCTGCTTTAGTTGCAGAGTATGGGTTGCGTGGGTCGTATGGCGTTGTTTCGCTGAACGAAGGATCATCTGGACCAAGACTTCCATAAACTTCATCAGTAGAAACATGGACTAACTTGCCGCCATATTTCTTGATGCACTTTAGAATGTTATGGGTGCCGTTAATATTGGTGCTAAGAAAGTCATCGTCACCACGGATAGAATTATCAACATGAGACTCAGCCGCAAAATGGAAAATAATATCTGGTTCATAGCTGGAATACATGTGCTCCAAAAATTGAAGATTGCGAATGTCAACTCTCTTGACTTGCAATCGCCAGTCATCATAAAATTTATCTAGATTACTGCTGTTTGCAGAATAAGAGTAATTGTCGAGGACGACAATCTCATCCGAAGGATATTTTTTAAGGTGGGAGATTACAAAATTAGAACCAATAAACCCCAATCCACCAGTCACAAATGTAGTCATAAAACCTCAATTATTTTGCAATAACATATTTCGCTGAGTAATCACTTCCAGATGCTGCAGCAACTATAAATGATTTTATTAATTTAGTTGATTTTCCACTGCGCGCATTACTCACAAGATAATCTTTTATCTCTTTATTTGGTCCAGAATCAGTAAAATACTTTTTACTCAAATCATTTCTAATTTCTCTGTATCGAATACCTTCTGGAGAATCTTTTGGTTCTTTCTTAAGATCTTTTAATTTTTTTGTTGCTTCTTCTGCAAAACCTCGTTTAGCTGTTTGCATAGATAATTCTAATTTATTACCAAATTGAGAATCAACTGATTTTGCCACGTCAATTATTTTATTTCCTGAGAGTGAACCACCTCGCGCCCCACCCTTTGACCGTATTTCCATTTTATATGTTCCACCAGAAAATGTGCCTGTCGCAGCATCATGACGAATCACAATATCTGTGGATTTATCGGTCTTACTTATCTCCACAACTAATGATCTTGCATCTTCTGCTTTACCACCAATGCCTGCAAATATATATGGCAGTTCACCACCACCCTCAAAGTTAACTTTAACAACTTCAACCTCTCCTGTTTGCTTCTTTAAAGAAAGTGGAAGAAGATCTGCAGAATCAATCATACCTGAGATCATTCCATTAAGTTCTTCAAATGTTATTTTTGGCTGTTTTGAAACTGCCACAGCCAACTTTTTTTTTGCTACTGGGGTTGCAAAGTAAATATCTGCTGGACTCCACTTATTAATATTACCAAATGCTTTTGATGGACCTTCGACTTCTTTTAAGATTTTATTTGCTCGTGAAAATAGAGTTTGGATATTACCCATAACTTCATCATCACCACGAACATAAATGATATTACTCCAGTTGACATTTTTAATTCTATTGAATTTTTGATTGATATTACCAACTTCTACTAAAACCTGTTTTGCAATATGCATAGAGGAATGAAACCAAGTTTTATCAGAAATTAAAAACTTTTCAATGTCTGCTAAAGAAACTCCAGGCGTATTCACATTAGTTTTATATGCTTCTTTTATAACTTGCGTTATATTTTTTTGTCCAGGAGGATTATATTTGGCAGTGAAATCTTCATAAGTCTTATAAACTTTTTTATCAAAAACTTTTGTTGATTCTCTATGTCCCAAATAATCTGCTAATGCACAGAATAACGCTTGGGCTGCTTCTTGGAGTGCCGTTTTATCTGCCATTTTTATAAACCTTCTTTAAAAACTTTTTCCAAACTTTAGGATCTTGATCCCGAAAGTTTTTGCGATACATAAAGATGGCTTCAGAATTTCTCCAGCCAATCGTATGCGCTTTTCGTAATTTATTTAGCGCAACATTATCGAACTTTGTTTCGAATGCATAAGCATCTATTTCATCAGTCGAACCCAGATACATCATCTGATAATCGCGTTCTACATCTTCTACTTTATATGGTGCAGGTGTAATTTTATACTTTCTCTTGATGTTTTGCTGTCGATGACGCAGCTCATGAAAAAGCACTTTGGTGACATTGACTGACAAATTTTTAGCACCCTTTGGTGTCATGGTCACTGACAGTTTATCAGATGGAAGGCTAAGATAGATGTAAATGCAGTCGGGGATACCCATAAAACGAGACTGGTATAAACCAGAAACAAGTATTGGATAATCTGCATAATACTTTTCATCGTATCGACTGGAAGCAAATACAACTTTATCCTTCTCAAAAAGTTTGTTGAGTTTACGAATCAGAGGTGCAATTCTTTTTTCGCCAACCCAATTATCAATTAAGTCAGCAATCTGCTTTTGGCGTTTATGCACATCCTTCATAATTCTCATACTTTTAGATTCTTAAACTTATCTGTGCTTCGACCACGATCAAAGGCTGGCTTTGAGTTGTTTTCCTGCATCACTGAATCTTGGGCTTTCTGTTCAAGATCGTACAACTTCATCTTGGCTCTGTCAACTCCAATCGTAAATCGTTTATGGAGGTTGGGATCGTTATAACGATTTTTAAGTTGCTTGACGAGTAACTGATTAAGTTGCTGCAACTCTTCAGTGCTAACAAGAGCAAACATAAAGTCAGCAGTCGCAGGTAGACCGAACGATTCAGAAGTATCTTCGAGTCCAGGATCCGAGTTACTGAACCCTGAACGAGTTGTTTGAGTTGCAGAAACAATCGGGACATTATTCTCCACCGCAAGACCGCGCAGTTCTTCGGCGATAGCCTTGATGTAAGTATAACTGTTTACATTCGCACCCGCCTTAATTCTAGACGATGCGCAAATATTTAGGTAGTCAATGAAGATTATATCTGGGCGGAAGTTCTTCTTCAGTGCAAGATCGTTAATCAATGCGCGGAAGTGAGCAGGATTCGCAGACGCAGTTGGATATTCTTTAATAATTAACTTGCCTTTGACAGAACCCCTGAGTTTACCCATTCGCTTCTCATACATGTCTTTCGGCATGTTCATGAGATCGTCAAGAGAAACATTGAGGAGATTAGCGTCGATTCTTTCAGCAATCTTCTCCTCAGCCATTTCTAGAGTAATGTATAGAACATTGTAGTTCTGCGTCAGGCAACCAGCAGCCACATGACACATAAACAGAGACTTGCCGACACCAGTACCTGCAAGAGCAATGTTAAGGGTCTTTTGTGGTAATCCACCTTTAGTGATTTTGTTGAAATATTCAAGATCGAAGGGGATTCTTTTTTCGACGCGATGATAAAAATCGTAGCGATCAGCGTAACTATCCAAAAAATCATGACCAATGTGAGGATCGAAACTAACCCCCAGAGCATCAGACAAAAGAGTAGGAATGCTTCCTTTGCCCCTTGCTTGATCTTTGCCATCCAGGATCTGAATGGAATCCATGATGGCATTGTAAATCGCTTTTTCTTGGCAGAACTTTTCTGTAGTGTCAAGAAGCCACTCGAGTTTTTGCTCTGACTTGTCATTCGAGATTTCCTTTAGGAGTTCGAGTGACTTATTTAACTCACCCTCTGTGAGTTTCGTAGATTCTTTAAGGCTGATCTCCAGCGCTGCTTTCGGAGGCAGACTGTTGTACTTTAGAATGAACTCTTTTATTTCTTCGAATACCTTTCTTTCGTGGCTTTCTGTCAGATACTCTTTCTTCAGAAAGGGCAGAGTCTTCCTCATGAAAGACTCGTTCCGCATCAGATTCGACAAAATTAGTGTTTCTGTTTTCATCTATTACCCTTGTGGCGTGTTCTACCGAATCAGTAATTATATTACGAAGTATGGCAGAAGTAAAGTTCTTAAACTTATTAGATTCTACATTACAAAGATTAGGATTAGAGATAATTGAAATATTGTATGACATTTCATTATCACTGGACATATGGATATCAGTAATCTCAAATATGACACCAGGATATTTCTTGATTATCTTAATAGCAATAGCATCTTTGTTTGAAAGATCTAGAAAAAGATCGTAGTCTCTACCAAACTTTAAGAACTTTCTTGCTTTCCAAAATTGGAATTTCGCAATTAAATCTTCAAACATCTTCTTCCTCAACAGTCACAGCAGAACCAAAGGAATAGTTTTCACGTACCCAATCCTTAAACGAATCATTTTCAAGTATCGTGTCCCAGAAGTCAGAGGATTCCGTGTCAGCAAATCGCCACTTCTTATTCTCAACTTCACCAGTGGTGGTGTTTACGCGAGCATACCAACCATTTGATGGCTTGATGACATGACCAGATTCAAGTGCCATATCCATGAGCCCAGAAAACCTGCTAACACCACCATCAAAACGGACAGAAACAGGGATTTTTGCCTTTTCGCGAACATAACGAGACTTTTCTACATTGATGATATAAGAATACCCTACAAGGTCAGCGCCTTCCTTTTCCTGCTGACGACCTAGGATATAGATATTGTCGGCAGAGTAATAAGAACCTGTACCACCGCCGACGATTGCCTTCGGGAACATACCAATTTCCATATAGGTGTGATTGACCACAACCATCGGGATATCCTTTAGCGTAAGGTGCGGTGTGACCATACGGAACAAAGACTTAATCTGCTTGGCGCGAGTCATGTCACCAACAGACTTTTGCTCAAGAGCATCTTCAACTTCTTTCTTCGAAGCAAGATTACCAATCGAGTCAATTAGAATCATCACACGATCGCCACGCTCAATGTTAGTCAGCTGATTCATGATGTCAAACTTCAACTGCTCGACATCAGTGATTGGCGTATGGATAACACGCTCCTTATCAATACCGAAGTTCTGGAAATATGATTGCGGAGTACCGAACTCAGAATCGTAGAAAAGAACAATAGCATCAGGGTACTTGTCCTGGTAGGCTTTCGCCATAATCAAACTGAACGCAGTCTTGAAGTGCTTGCTCGGACCAGCCCACATTGTGAGACCAGGAGTAAAGCCACCATCAAGAGAACCAGAAAGCGCAATATTTACTGCGGGGATGCTTGTCTGCACCATATCCTTTTCTTCAAAAAAGATTGAACGAGAAAGGATAGAAGTATCTTTAATTGTTGAATTTTTCTTGAGTTTATCTAACAGGCTCATGTGTAGTCTCCTTGTAAACGATATATGTATTATATACTATTTTATGCGAAAAAGCAATCTAGCGATTCAACCTTTTCAGATTTCCAATTAATGGAAGAAAGAATAATATCTAGCGGTTCAAGAAATGATTTCTCGAACTGCAGATCGTAATCAATATATTGCTCAGCATCCAACTGCTTGGGAATACCAGACAAGAATGCAAGAGTATTGTTATTGTAAATATTTGGTTGTTTTAGATAGACAAACTTGATCTTTTCGCCTTCCTTGATTTCCTGATATCGTTTGGTGAGTTCCAATTCTCTCAACAAATGATTGTACACCAATGCACCCTTGACATGGATCGGTGTTCCTTTCTTGAAGATATGCGCAGCATCAGCATACTCTTTTAGACCATTAACGGATCTTGGGAATGCAATATCTTCAACAGATAGTTTCTTAAACTCACTGCGAAACTTTTCGATAAATTTATGCAAATCATCTTCAGTTTGTGTTATGACAATATTGATTGCTTCTTTAATCTTTGCACGACAAGCAGATGGAGTAGACGAACGAATCGCTGAGATGCCCATCATCTTGAGTTTCGGTTTGGCATACGCCACACCTTCGCTATTGTAGACATTGAGAATATAGTTTTTCTTAGCGACCCAGATTGCCTTGTCAGCCAATGACTCACGCTTCATTTCCATGCGCTGTTGAAACGCATTGACATATTCTTTCAATTCTTCATACGACGCATCAATGAACGGCTGGATCTTATCATCGCAAACCTTATCCATAAACTTAATAACTTTCTTGGTATCAGAAGTATCTGGGTAAAGTTTCTTGACCAGCGGACCCATGTTCAAATAAATCGAGTCAGTATCAGAAGCGATGACATAATCTACATCATCAGTTTTGAGCAGATTATTCATGTATTGATTAATCTTCTTTTCAATCCAACGAATAGACAACTGACCTGCCGTTGTAATGCCTTCGGCGATACGAGTATCAAAGAAGCGGAAGTATTGATTACCAAGTGCACCGTAAGCAGAGTTTAGAGTAACCTTCTTTGCCAACTGCAGGTTATTGTATCGAGCAACTTGTTTCTCAAGATAAGCCACTTGATTCTTATCTTCAAGAACAGTTTCGATCTTCTTCTTGGCTTCGATTGCCAACTTCTTATAGCGTGTACGATCTTTGTACATGCTATCCATAATCTCAGGCAGAACACCCTGCTCTTGAGTACGGAACAGCTGACCATTCGGCGTTACGGTAACACCAAGATCTTTTAGGATGCTTGTATCAACTTCTTGATTTAGCAAAGAGTTAACGCTGACATTACAGTTGCTGATAAACCCACGCATATTGTCATTGTATAATTTTGGCTCGACGAGTGTTTCCATCGAGATGTTATACTGCATAATCAAGTGCGGATACAGACTGTTCAAGTCAAACGACGCAACCCATTCATGCATACCACAAATGGGATCTTTTACATATGCGCCTTCGTATTGCGAACTCTTTGTGCTATGAGAAAGTTGAGGAATCACAATTTTCTTTCGTAGAAGATAGTTGTAGATAATCGCGTCCCACATACGAACCTGTGTGAACACATCATCGTAGTTGACCTTGTTATCATAAGCAAGAGTCAACGCAAGTTCAATCAACTTCATCTTGTCTTCGAGTTTCTCAACAAGTTCGACGTCCTTGATGTTATACTCAATGAACTTCTGATAGTCGTGCTTGTATAATTGATGTAGAGTTTCGAACTCAGAATAATCTAATTTCTTTTCACCCAATTCAACATGAGCAATGTTATCAAGACGATAAGACTCTTGCTGCGAATATGTAAACTTGCGATAGAGTTGGATGTAATCTAGAATAGCAACTCCAGAAATATCATAGAACTCTACTGGACGATTCATCATCGTCGTTTCGCGTTTACTGATACGATTCCACGGCGAGAGTTTCTTGGCTTCATCCTCACCAAGAACTTTGATGATGCGATTAGCAAGATATGGAATATCGAATTGCTCGACATTCCAACCAGTGACTACATCTGGATGCCATCGGCTCCATAGGTCGAGGAAGCGTCGTATGAGATCTGACTCATCGCGGCATTTTGCATAGTGCACGTCGTCACGATGCTTGACATAATCGCCACAACCAAACACAAAATAATTATCTTTGACTTTGATACTGATTGCTGTGATTGCTTCGTTTGCATCTCTTGGTTCAGGAAATCCGTTCTCGGATCCAACTTCGATATCAAGATAGGCAATAAGTATTTTACTGACATCCCAAAGAATATCGTCAGGATACTCATCAGCAATATAAGCATACTCATAGCGATTATTCCCAAAAACAGGAAAATTGTCGACACCCTTGTACCTCTCTAAGAATTCACGACACTCTGGAATTGTTCCAGGCTGTATTGGTTTGACATAATCACCATCAAGAGTTTTGTACTCAGACTTCTCTTGACTGGAAAGAAAAAAGGTCGGACGGAATTCAACCTTCCGTCTGACCCTCTTATCATTTTCAACGCCTCTCAGAAGAATAAATCGACCAGAGACGCTGACATTAGTATAAAAATTAGACACGCTTTAACCTGTAATTAACTGCCTTGGGGGAACAACGATTCCTGCCCCGAAGATTTGATTATACCCGTTTTTCACTTCATCCGCAACCTCTGAGATAACAAGAATATGATTCTTGTTGATTGTAAACGGAGGATTGCTTGCTTGCATCCATGGCATAAAGCCAAGAACTGGGGCACCATCTTTACCGCGCTGGAGAACGCAAGCAACTGGGTCAGTGAAAGTGATGTGAGTGTCACTCTCCTCTTCGATTGCCGCAATTAATTCCTCGCCATTTACGAGCTTGAGTGCTTTGATTGTCATTTGTATTCACCTTCTTGTATTTGTCAAATAAACCTTTTTGCTTATGGTTTTGTTTTTCACCATTTAAATAAAGAACATCGTGTATCATAACCCACGTGTCATCACCGACTCTAAGTTGCCAACCATTATAATCTAGTATCTGTATCTGTTTAGATACTAGCAAGTCACGGAGTTCTGATAAAGAATGCATTATTCTTCACTGCTGTTAGCATTATCCATAGACTGACGCTTGATCTTGAAAGCAACATGGTTTGCATGAGCAGCAATCATCGATCGTTTAAAATCACCACGCTCATGTGAGTCTTTAACCCAACCATATGCTTCAGCCATTGCAAGCATTCTCTTGTATTGTCGTGGAAGTTTAGCGTTATAAAAGTCACTACGATTAGCCATTTAATAATTCCTCACATTTCTTCCAAAATTGTTCTTGCTGACCTTCTACTCTGATTTGGAAGTTATGCCAGAATAGATCGTTTTCTTTACCGTATGTTGTACCAAGACCATAGTTTGGATTGCCATTTTCTAGAGTCCAATAAGGTCTACGGTCAGTTTCCCAATCATATCGATATACATTCCTATCATACCTTAATGGCATGACAAAGTCAACTGCAATATTATTAGCCTCAGCAGCATAGGTATACTCTTCGGCAACATCACCGCGACTAGTTTCCATTGCTGATGGTCGACCCATCTTATCAAAATTTGCTGCGCTTAATGCTAACGCTGAAGGTGCAGCAAACAAATGATTGTTGTTTTCAATATGCCCTGAACGCTGCGCATTACCAATTAACGCACCATTTGATGCCGCCGAAATATATGTTTCTATTGCATTTGGGTGGACTGGCAAACAATCAATGTCTAGAAACAACACGACATCAAAGTCTAATTGTTTTGAAACATTTTCATCTTTAAAGGTAGAAACTGATTGACCATTTAATGTCCAAATATAATCCATAAACAAACCATGCGGGATTTCTCCCTTAATGGCTATATGCTGAAGGTTTAAAGGATTAAACTTCTTAACAACTGCTCTTTGTAATTCCACAGTTTTAGGATTAATGTTCGGCATAAAATATGATGCGATACAGGCTTTCATAACATATCCTTTGATTTATTGCATTGACGAAACGATTATATCGTTGTTATTTGGTCTAAGTTTTTTGATCTTAGAATGAATCTCATCAAAGAAATTCCACGCATAAACAATAATCATTAAATCGCCAGGTTCGTTGATTAATGTTTCTGGTGCAACGATAGGAATATTAACACCGCCGATAATCTTACCGATCTTCATCGGATTTTCGTCGACGATATATTTTAGTTTGCGTTGAACATAATTGCTCATCACCACACCCTTTGCGGCTGCTCCATAGCCAACAACAGGCAATGATGATTCATCAATTAATTGGGTTAATCGAGTTTTATTGTTCAACACTTTATCATTAAATTCTTCATATGTTTCTGCGTCAACCAAAGCAGACTCATCTTGCAATAATTGATTAATTCGTTCCTCTGAATTATCCGTTGCATTGTGCTTAATCTTAAACAGATAACTTGTTCCGTGCACTGGACGATATTCAACATCCACCAGGGAAAGCCTTGCGCGTTTACACAATTCATTCATAGAGTTGATTGTAAAGAACGAATGGTGTTCGTGATAAATTGTATCGAACTCACCGTTTACAATCATATTTTTCTGTGAGGTCTGTATGTACAGAGTGCCATCTGGTTGCAACAGCCTCTTACAATCTGTTAGGAATGCTAAAGGATTTTGGATATGTGCCACCACATTAAAGCAAGTGATAACATCATATGCACCTTTAACCTTTACTGATGGAAAAAAATCACAAGTAAGATTTAGGTCTGGTTCGTTAATCTTGGAAACAATGTTTTCAGCTGGGTCTATGCCATGCAGTTGCCACTTATATGGTCTGAATGACTTTAAGAAAGTGCCATCATTGCAAGCAATATCAAGAATTCGTTTATTGTCTCCAGGATTTTCTGAATGAATTTGAGAGGCAACCTGATCAAATTCTTTAACTAAAGTGTTCGATGTTCCGCTGACATAAAGATAATGCTTGTACAACGCTTCTCTATCAACAGATACTGTCAACTGAGAGTGATAGCATTCCATACAAACATTTACTTCTAGTGGATACAATTCATCATCTTGCTCGGGTGTATCCTTAAGATTATTAGCCAAAGGCTGAGAACCCAGAGAACAAAATTTATGTAATGCGCTAGAGCCGCATGCATAACACTCTTCGATTATCTCATAATTACTCATATCGCACACTCTTATCTCTGTTTGTAAATGTCACATTGCCATATTGTGTTTTGATTTCTTGTACAATCGACTGCACGGTAGACTTAAATTTAAAGTCAAAGGTATCGCTGAATTTTTTATTCGATATCATGAAGTCATAAGGATTACCAACCTTACCCTCATCAATTATTTCTACATCAGTTATAGCAGCAACTTCTTTTGCTAGATTAGATACAGTGCTATTAAAGGAATTGATATTATAGACGCCAGAATTTTTGCTGTTGCCTTTCTGTAGAATAGCGTCAATTGATTCTAGCAAGTCTGATAATCCAAGAATAGCACGATGAATATGTGAGTTAGACATGCGTATCACATCATTCTCTATTGCTGACATCGACATAGAATTAAGCATCAGTTCACTGCGGAAATTGCGTGAAAATCCATTAACAGTGCCGAATCTAAGCCCATACCATGGCTCAATCGGATTATTATTAAGCATGTATTGATCTATTGCATATTTCGTAAGGTCATAGTTATTTACGCAAATAAATTCTTTTTGTTCCTCGGTGGCTATTCGATCGCCAGTGTTTCCATAGATAGACGAGGAACTAGCATAGATTAGTTTAATTGGCTTCGGTATCAATTCAATTTTATGCACTAGATTGACAAAATTTCTGATGTTATTGTTAAACGATGACATGTAATCATCGACGCACATCTTAACCGAAGAATGTGCTGCTAACAATATGACAGCATCATATTTCGTTAGTTCTTCTATGCTTAGATTATTGAAGTCTTTGCGAACAAATGGCATCATCGTTGAATTGCCAAACCAACAAAGGTCGTAGCAAGTTACATCGTAGTCGCGCCAAACAAGATATGGGTGTAATCGAGAACCGATATAACCCTTTCCACCTAACAGTAAAATTTTCATAATCTATTCTCTAGCATTATAATTTGATCACGCAAATCAATACCGAACTGGCGATGCCATTCGTAACGAGCAATCGCTGTATCTCTATTTAGCAGGTGCTGTCCACCGTTACCAACTGCCTTATCAGCCTCAGGAATTTGAGTTTGAATTGCAAGTTTACGCTGAAGAAGATCTTCTGTAAATGGTGAATACCCATACCACAAAATACGGAAGTCTTCGGCTGGTGTTCCCCAGTAATGTCTACCTGCTCGCCAGACTGAAGTGTCGAAATAGTTTAGTGCAAAGTTATGCATGCTTCGCATCTTACGATTGTCATACATAACATTATCTTCAATTGCTTGAAAATCTCTAGCACCAGCATATGCATTATAAACAGTATCTTCGCTATAATCGCAAGGCATACCAAATGTTCTTTGTGTTACAAGAGATACACTAGGATCTGGTTCGGTAAACTTTTGCTGTTCTGTGTCAATCATCACATCGCATGGAATAAGTTTTTGCATGCGAACAGGTTTCTGTGACTTGAAGGCATGCAATAATCTGCGAGTATTACCAATAAGAAACTCGGTGACATTTAGAGTAATCATCCAAGCATACGGATACTGTTGTTGAATGCTGCGTTCGATATTCATGATCTCATTATCGCAGGTGATTGCGTTGAAATCTTTGTTTACCGATTTTATGATTTGCCACTTGGGTGTAATCTTTCTAACAAGATCCATAGAACCATCAGTAGAATGATAGTCTACGATAACCCCGTGGTCAAACTTATCTTTATGGTGCTGAAGCCACCAATTTAAAAGATATTCCTCATTACGAACATGACAAATTACAAAACGCATTATTGTTTCCAGGGAAGTTTTCCAGCATAACGCTTGAGCATCTCAGCGTTACCGTTGATAAAGAAGTCAGCCTGCACAGATATTCCTGTGCTTCCTACTCTATATTTTACCGTATAATCGTTGTTGGAGTCAAACTTTAACTTATTCTGTTCATGCATCAGAACAGCAGTCAATGCACGGTCAACTTCCATCATGCCATTGGGTGGTCGCGCCTGACGGTGCCAGATCGGAGCAATGTTCACCGCAAGTTCACGACGAACAAAGAAACAACTCACATCGACAAAGTGGTCGTTAAGAACGGACTTGTATTTACCCAAGTTTTCGCAATCGTCGTTGCAGATAAACTCGCCCTTGCTATCAACAATCTGGCGCAGCGAATATGCCCAGTCTAGTTGTTTTTCTTGTGTAATCTTAACAAGGCTTTCGATATGATTTGGCGTAAACTCATTATCATCATCTAGCCATGCAATATAGTCACCGTTGGTCAGGAAACTAAAGCCACCATAGATACGGTGACCATTGAATCGATTTAGTCCAGTTGCGTGCGGCAGAACAATGACGAACTCATTATTGCCGTTAGGAAATTCCATCGCATTGAGAATTTCAGAGGTTTGTTCCCATCTATCAGAACCATCAACAATAACATAATGTTCAATGTTTTTATAGGTTTGATTGCGTACAGAATCAATGCAATCAGCAAGTCTGACGCCGCCAGTTGTTGCGGTAATAACAGATACTTTCATAAACTTCTCTCTTTACAAAATTGTAGAACACTTGGATCGTTTTTTTGATCTCCATAGGGAGCATATAATGCACGCTTTCTTGATTCCGCTTTACTATTTATGGGATTCAAATAGTATGTAGCCAGACTTCTTCGCGCTATGTTTTCTGGGCATGTTAATTCTTCGGGTAAACCATGCCAAGAGTTTTGCGTGGTGTCGAATAACACAGCGCGATTAAACTTATTCTCAATTTTAGTGATGCATTCTTTAGGTTGCTGCGTTTCTTCATCATGACTCCAAAATTCTAGACCACCACCCCACTCAGGATTCCAGTCTGGTGTCATGTACATGATAAGATTATAGTTTCGCATCAATGGCATTTTAGGATGTAGCGAATAATCTTTATGGATGTTTAGTTTGCCATCTCGGCTATGAGAATGCATTCCACCGCCATGAAGACCGTAGTCTGGGATGATGTTTGAGTTTTGTGTAATGTGACTTAGAACACCAGCAAACTTATGACTACAAAGAAAGAACAATGATGAGTAAATCGGCGCAGGAAATTTATCCCAGTGCGAACAGGCTTTCTTCTTTTCTACAGCATTGTCATAAGAAACAGTCCACACAGAATCATTGTGTGCTGGAAAACTGCTCGCTATCTCAGCGGCAGTCTTATCATCGAAAAAATTGTCAATAACTACATGATGGAATGGTTCGGATCTTTTAAACTGTTCTTGTAAAGAACAGTAGTCCAGATTGTTTATCATTTTTAATCCCAAAGATTCTCATAATATTTTCCAAAAAGGCGGAATGCGTTCTTCTTCCTTCCGAGGTATTTATCCCTCTTCTCTTTGTCTAGGTTGCCACCCTTTACCATGCCGTCTTTGTTCCACTTGGGTTTCTCAATCCAGAAATTGGGTTCTTTGTCTTTGACTTCTTCGCCAAATGCCCAAATCATCTCGCTGAGCACCCAGTCCCAACGCTTGAAGTGGTTGCTGTCAACATCCCAATCATTCTTCTTTGGCTTGGCTGCAGAAGTGCGAAGATGCTCAGGAACATCCTCATCATCAACATACGGTGCGCCATGAGTTGTTTTCTTCAACTGCTTGAGCATGGGATGGATGATGAGCGCAAGAGTTGCGTCCATGTTCCATGTGTCCCATGGATCAATGCGAACAGAGACTTTCTGTTTACCGTCTTTCTTAGGGTATTTTCCGATTGAAACTTTCAATGTCAACCTCTCCTCATACGGGAAATGTCTTTCATCTGCTCCTCGTCAATCACTGGAACAGCGTTGCTCTTATGCATTGTAGCAATACCCTTCACCAAAGTGCCAGTGTACATCAGACTTTCTTTCTTCTCAGTGAAGATCTTATCAGACTTCAGCGACTGAATGTTGCGAGCATCACCAGCACCAACTCGCGGACCATAAGAGAGACTCGGCAGTTTCTCATAACCAAGAATGGCTGTCGACTTGCGATACTTGGTCGCAACTACACCCTTTGACTTACGCTTCTTCTTCGGTTTGAATCGAGCAGCGCAATAAATCATCATACAGGATACTTCTCTACATGAGCATTATAAAATCCCTCAACCCTTGCCGCAAGACGCTTCACTTCCTCAATGGTAAAGTGTGTGCCATGCTTGGGATAACATTCAACGATATCCTTGGCTAGTTGTCGCAAAAACTGCAGTTCTGTAGTTGTGCCACGAGGCAGCACTTCGAAGTTGCCATTAGACATCACGGACCTCCACTACGCAGAGAACGGACTGCATCTTCGCAAATCTTCATAGCATCTTGGAGATTTTTCCGAATCTGCATAAGGTGATAAGACACGACAAGCACTGATACTGAAGTCAACGAAAGAAGAATGACTGTCAACGAAAGCAATACAACATCCATTAGACTTTCTCCACAAGTTTAGACAAAGTGTAATCAGCAATTTTGCAACGAATCATTGTCGGAATATCTGTAAACGGATCTTCCAAGAAATAAGAACATCCATCCTTCCAAGTATTATACTTGACAAACCTCGCAAAATCAACCATATGTTTGCGATTGCGAGGGTCAAATTGCACTCGCTCTTTTGGAGCAAGAACAGAATGACGATATACATTAGTCATGATAATATTTACCCTTTCGTTTGGCGGGAACACAAATTATTATACCTGAAATTAATCCACAAAGATAGAAAAAAACATGGAACCAGTGCGGATCAATCACTTGATGCCCCAGTTCCAATCTTCTTCAATCTCGTTCTCGGGACCAGCGATATCATCAATCACTTCCCATCCCAATTCAATCAAACGAGATGCAACATGATGAGGGTTTGCGCCGCGCAACTCTTCTGGGGTGAAGACAACAACGGAGCAACCCATCTCCTCAAGAGCGCGTGCATGTTCAACAATCTTAGACATGTCAATCATATCATTGCTCCGAGTTGTATTTACCTTCAATGGGATCATGCATAAGGTCATCGTAAGAAACAACCTCATCAGCGTCTGTCACCAACCTCTCGTTTGTTTGCTCATAGAATCCGATTGCCTCATGAACCTGTAGCAATGAGATACCAAGAGACGTTGCGATCTCAGCCTCCTTCATGCCATCATAGAAATACATCTCGATGATGTCATGAAACAGATCTTTAACACGAGCCATTAGAACGGTACTCCTTCGGTAGACATAGGAACTTGATTCAACTCAGCCTGATACTTGCGATCGCCGACAACCAAAAGAAGGTTGCGAGCGCGTTCAAGTTTCTCAG